GAAGTTATCGGTTCGCCGTGCGCCATTTATACCCCTCCACTCAAATCTCCACCTTCACTGAGAATCTCAAGATTAGATTCAATGGACGCAATAGTTTTAAGCAACTCGGCCTCGTTAACCTTGTGCAGTAAAAACCAACGAAACTCTTCATTGTGCTTCGCAATAAACTCAGCTAACAACTTCATTCCTTCAGCGTTGCTCATGCGGCAATTCCCCTAGCTATTGTCTTCCAGTATTCCAATCTCTTCCGCAGTATGGGAGCGCAAAGTGTCACCACGCCATTGCGAACTTCAAATCCCGCGCAGAGATAGGAGGTAGTGACCATGTAAAGACCGTCAGTTAGCGACATACTTTCTCCAGCAGTTGCGATGGACTAGTAAGAGCCATAGCCACTTCACGGCTGCATTGCCGCTTTCAATTCCTTGATCTGATCGTCAAGCGATTTACTTGCCCTTGTCGTTGCACCTCGACTCGCAGTAGCGCTGCCGCCGTAGTAGATGCGGGCTGATGCTTCTACTGGGGTGACGAGGCAAAGGGTGATGGTGATTAGGAGTAGGAGTTTCATGCGGTGAAAGCCTCCCCGGCTGTTGAGACCTCCGCGATTGTTATCTCACTTCGACCGACCTCATAAACAGTTTTTGTGATGACCTCTGTAAGATTTGCAGGATGCGGCAATTCGCACCAGCAAATAACGTTTACAATCGCGTGGCCATTTGCGTCTATCCATTCCCCTCCCGCCTGAGAATAGTGACCCTCCATCCAGAAGTCCCCACCCATTGAGAATGCCTGCTTGGGGTCTTCGTCGTTAGGCACCTCGGAACTATCGCGTATTTCAAGCAATGTTCTTATCATTTCTTACACCCCTCCACTTAACTGCCCACCTTCACTGAGAATCTCAAGATTAGCCTCAATGTCCTTCACTGCCTTTCTGGCTTTTGCTGCGTCTTGCAAGTTCGTAACCGCAAACTCAAGCAGGTCAACGCGGTAGAGCTTCACAAACTCAGCTAACAACTTCATTCCTTCAGCGTTGCTCATAGGACGTACTTTCGGTAACAGTTGCGATGCGTTGCTCTCCGCCAAAGGTAATCAATCCCTTCTACTATTCCATTCAGCATCGCAAATCCAAGCGCAACAACTAACAACCACGGGGACAGCAAGTAGGCGAGCAATGCAAGCTCGATTACAATCAAAATGTTGAGCCAATTCAGTGACATGGTTTCGCTAACGTTACCACAGTTGGCGCGACATCAAGCCCGAATCGCAGCCACTTGTTATTGATTCCCGATCCATTCTTACTGAGCGCCATGCAGGATGTAAAGAGTTTGCTTTGCTCATCGTAGAGTTGATTGAGCTTTCCGTACTTCACTCGTTCGTCCTGAAGCTCTGACTTGTACGCCACAGCATCATTCTCAGCCTTCTTTAGCTCTTTGCTGCGTTCTAAGTCGAAGCCTGCATACTGCTTGCCTTCGTACACGAAAAAGACCGTGTGGGCGTCCATGCGCTCGGCTGTGATGGTGTCTGATTGCTGCGCGTGACTGCCAAAGGTTAGGCAGAGGATGAAGGTTGCGCCGATGGTAACGGGGAAGTATTTCACGCTACGGATTGCTCCTTGCGCCATTCAGCCCAACTTGGATCAGTTGCTTTGTGGTTGATCCAGTCGGGATGATCGGGAGTTGGCTCAAATGGAGACAGATTGTCATGGTTGTCGCAACGCTGGCAGAGTTGCTCCTTCTCGCCGCAATAAAGATGATCGCCACAAAAGTATAAGCCACAGCCAAATTCGCCGCCATAGGGCTGCCCTCCGCAAACATAAGCGAGTCCACGGTCTATCTTTTTACCGCAGTCCGGATGATCACAGAACGCGGGGACGCCATAGCCAATATCCCGATTCCAGTTTGCGTCGAAGCCAATTGACCAGCTCATCACTTCGGAAACCCCCAAACATCCTTCAAGTTATCAGCGGCATCAATCCGCTCATTCTCTTTCACTCGCTCTGCTTCAGTTGCTGCCTCATGTTTCTCAGCTTCCGCAATCTCTTCCTTGACGACTTTCTCTTTTCGTTGATGCGCCGCAGCGTCTTGCTGTAACTGCTCCTGCTTCGCTCTCCACTGCGGGTCAATCTGCCCGTTCAGCCAATCGCGGATCGCGGTCAGTATCCAACGGAATATCGCGCCCAACGCCTACACCTTCTTTTCAAGCACTTCACGGTCTGTGCCAGCGGGAAGGGCTAGAGCTTTGTCAATTTTCAGGTTGGCGTGTTTCTTCTGCCAGATGCCCCAGACAAGCGCAATAGCGGCCATTACAGCGCCAATCACCACGGGCATTGCTTGCTGCACGTAGACATCGGACTGCTCAGTAGAAATAACGCCTTTCTTGACAAGGATGCCAGCCGCTAACACGAGTAGCCAGCGAACCCCCGATCCGACTGCGTTCTTAATGAACTCTGAGGTTGAAGTGTCCATAGAAGCCTTTCAGTTTGTACGCCCGTGATGCGCGTAGAGAAGTGTTGGATCGTGTCTCAGGCTTTCACTGAGTAGCGCAAGGTTGTAATCAAGCACACGCTAGAGTGGGAAGGTTGGAAAATGCAAGTCCGAAGGCTCGCACGCAAACAGGTGTTACCACTCTGTTCCTTCCCGCTCTTTGCGTCACGATCCATCAGCCCCATTGTAAGCCTTCCGTGGTCTATCCGTCCAACAATTTATAGCGAATCGGGGCGACCCCTCTTCCCGCTGCCTATCGTTTCGCCCCAAGGCAGTACGCTTCAAAGCCGCCCCGAACTTAACGCTTCTCAATTCTTGCTATCTCTGCTCGCAAACGTTCTTCCATCTTCTCTTCGCGCTCGTAGACGTTTGCAAACGCCTCACGCATCTCCGCTCTGAAAGAATGCCTCTTCTCGACGACATCGGCTTTTATCACATCGAGCTTTTCGTACAGCAACTCATTCCCTTTAACCGCGTCAACCTTTATGGCAAGCTGATCGAAGCGGTGATCGTCTTTAAGGTCGTGGGCGTCAATCCGTTTATTAAGCTGACTGACAAAGTAGCCAACAATGCTCATCCCTATCGTAATGAGAAGGGTCGCAGCGGCTGTGATAAATAGTTGCCAGTTCATTCATTGGTAGGAGCAGTTGGGTTCAGGGTTAGAAATTCACGATTGAAGCGATTTCAAATACTGCTGATACGCATACCACTGACCGCGAACCGTTGCATTATCAACCACGTTCTTAGCAATTAGTGCCCACATATTCGCGGTTAAGAAACTGGAGTTAGCGTTATTTCTTGCTCCTACATTGAGAGTTGCGTCGCCAATCAGAAGTCCTGAAAGGTCGGCGCTCGCAGGAGACGAGACTCCCGTGGCGGCATTATTGATCAGTAAAGTCGTTTGAAGTGACGGAGTTGCTACGGCGGTGTCCCATTGAAACGTGATAAAGATTGGGTCTGTAGTTGCAAGTGTAACAGCCTTAGAGTTCGGAAGTGCCGTGATTGCGGTTTGATCAAAGACGCTTGCAGTCAGCACCCCAGCCACCATGCGAATTGAAACTTGCTTGATCGTGTGAGCGCGATCCGCAAAGGTATTGGTTTCAAATATAATCCCCGTCTCAATCAGTGATTCTGGTTGTATCCATCCGTAGACTGTGCCCGTTGCGCTACCGCCTGAATAGAGTGCGCCGCTCGATAGAAGCCCGCTGTTGGTGCCGTTAAACTGTATTTGGCCTTGTTGGGTGCCAGCGGTGACAGTTGGGGCAGGAGAGCTACCGTCAAAGGGAGCGAAAACTGCCAACCAAGGAAAGGCCACGTCACCGTTGCTTGATTGATAAAGAACATTAGCGCCTCCGATGTCGTAAATATTCCACGCGGCATCGCCGTTCCAGACCATTGCCGCGCTAGTCGGATCATCGAGCTGTCCAACAAGATTGTAATAAGCCCTGCCAAAGGCCTGCCCCCTATAAGTATAAGTCCCGTTCGCCGCACTTGTTCCCGCTCCACTGACAATCACGGGAGTTGTTATTTGCAGGGTTGGGCGGGCGGTGGAGGATTGAACTAGATCGTTGAGTTCGTTCTGATCGTACCAAGTATCAACTAAGTAAGGCGGTATCTTAGTTTCAATTATTTGCTGCCAGTTGATAGGATAGGGAGCTATTTCCGTTAAGGCGGCTTCCCCTTGAGAGGCGGCGCTGTCAGTGTAGAGAACGCTAACACCCGCTGCATACCCAACCGGATTAAAGTTTGTTAGCGCTACCGCTAGTACCACATTACTAAATGCTGGTAGTGGGGGAGTGGAGGGGGCATATCCAGAATACCCAGAGTATCCTGAAAACCCAGAAAAACCTGAGAACCCGGACTTCCCCTGAAATCCAGATATTCCCGGCCTGCCTCTTGGTATAGAGCCTACAAAATTCATATAGTTACGCGCCAGAGTACCCTGAAAATCCCGACTTGCCCGAGTAGCCGGAATAGCCCGAAGTACCCGAAGTCCCTGAATATCCAGAGACACCTTGCTGGGCAAAGTTTCCCGCCGATCCAACTTGTCCCGGTGACGCTTCGTACCTCTTTTCATGTACGCGAGGAGGAAGACGGTAGTATTCCGTGCGCGGTGTTTGTGGGGTTGGTTCGTACATGGTTATCTCGCGGTAAACACAACGTCAACGGTAGTGCCAGCAGATCGAAATAGATAAATCTGCGAGGGGTCAATGACTCCAAACGCAGCCCCAAAATCCTGCAAGGAAAAGTTAGTTCCGCCCTCTACCGTCACGCCCTTGTAAAACGGATCAGCATTAGCGTCTCGCACGTTTGAGTCCGATCCGATGTTTACTGTGGCCGCTGGTACGATGCCCGCTTCTGATCCGATTATGCTATCGAGGGAAGGTGTAGTCCCGTCGCTTTCAAACCCCCATTTTAGGAGGGAAGAACTCATCAAAGACAGCAGGCTTGTCGGTACGCCGGGGGGAAGTACACAATTTGCAGAGAATATTTTGCGTGAACGGCTCATAAAAACCTCCCTACCTGATTAAAGTATAATTCCACGACCCAGAGGCCTGATCGATAGGTGCACCCGTGGAATTATAGAAACAAATTGTGATTGTATCTGCTCCTGACACAAAATGCTGTAAGACGAATAGCCCTGCCGTTAACCCTGCTGCTGGAGGGTTCAGAATCAAGGTGTCACCCGCGACCGCCCCGGTTAAAGTAAACGTCTGAGAGCTAAACGTCGTCGCGTTAATGCTGGTCGGGTCAATCGTTACTGTACCCTTGAGCACTTTACTGATTACCGTCCCACTCCCAATCGCAATGGTTGTTGCGGTAGGGGCTGTTAGTGAAGCGTTGACAATCGGCACACTCGGAGTAATTGCCGCTGCGGTAATTAAAAGGGCAGACGGCGCGGCAACTGTCCCCAACCACAGAGTTTGCCCTGAAGGCGCTTGAAGCCTTAAGTCTGCGCTGCTGGCATAGATGACATTATTACTCGTCCCTTCTAGTCGAAGCCGTTTGTCCGTGCTGCTAGCCCTCTCAAAAGTGACATAAGATTCCCGTGCACTTCCGTTAGGGGTGTAAGCAACCGCAATATCGTCATTTGTAAACGGAAGTGAGAATAGATTACCTGCCGAGGTTTCCATCCCCCAGTTATCTGCGCCGTTGGCTGTGATTGCTTTTACGGTATTGCGAAACGTAACAGGCTGCGCAAAAGTTGACACTTCAGACTGGTGGGAAGTAAAAATAGTATTCGTGCCGATGCTTGCACCTGTTTCAGAAATCAGATCAACCGTGTCATTGCGATAACCATCAACAACCATGTTGTAAATACCGCCAGCCTCAAAACGGTAAATTGCCTGCGTCGTCACCGTCTCATCAAAAAATCCGTTTGGCCCGACATTGTTATTGATAAATGGGCCGCCGAATTTCATCCCGTAGGTGTAATTTCCGACCTCAATTAAATTTCCTCGAATGTAGTTTCCGGTGTCAGAATTAGAAACGTCAGCAAGGAACTCCACTGCTGCTGTACCGCCGCACTGTGTCCACCAAGTGTTATTTACGATTCCCACTGCGTTGCAAAAGGTGCGCCCATAAACCCCTCGCTGAATCCGATTGAAGTAGTTGTTCTCGACGACCGTCCCATAACCCTGAAACGAGGAATTAAAATTTCCGGTTGTTCCTGTAGATGTATTACCTAAAACTATCGCGTCTTGAGTCGGAGTGGTTGCTGTGTTTCCGTAAAACTCGCAATCGTGAACGTGTAGCGTAGTATTCGTGGTTTGAAGAAACGGCACACTTGAACTCGCCCCACCATCCTTGAAGGTAATATGGTCTATCTCCAAGAACCCTAATCCGCGAGTGTCTATTTTCGACAACGTGGAATTATAGCGAAGGTCGATTATCGTCCCACCTGAAGGTGCGCCACCTTGCCCGTTATGCGATGGCCCCATACCCGTGAGACGCGTTGAAGGCTGAGAGGGAGGGCTTGCCCCCGTGTTAGGAAACAACACGCTGCTATCAAAGCGGTAAGCCCTGTCGTTGAACTGTATTACTCCCCCGCCAGCGTTATAAACAGTCGTCAATAGCGCAAGTAAGGCTGTAGATTCGTCCGCTGGCGAGCCGCCATGCGCTGCGCCAACTATTCCATACGCAAAGACGTTGTAGACTTTTCCCGGTGCCGCGCTAGGGAGGTAATTCGGGTCGTTCACTCCAACAGCAATCGGTTCGCTAGCAACTACAGGAGCGACAGACAGTGATGTAATGCCATTGATTTCAAATCCCGCGTAGTCAAAGTCTCCAGCAATCCGTCTTATCTCTTCGATAGTTTGATCCGCCGTAAAATAAGTTGCAGGCGGATAGAGAAGTCTCTTCGCTCGGTTGTAGGTTGCTATCTCGTCATAGGCAATCGGATCGCCGTAAACCGTGGGAATCTGCCAGCCGGAACCCGCTCCGGTATTAGGCATCAAGGTCTGAGAGAATGCACCGTTTACCCAAAGCTGTTCAATGTAACTTCCAGTCGGATTGCTTTCAGTGGTTGGTTGAACGACGTGAGCTGGCACAACAAGATCACCCGAACCGTTAAGCGTTGGGGTGATTGAATAGTAAGGGCCGAATGCACCGTTGCTGTTATTTCCAAACACGGGAGTCACCGCGTCCGAAGCAATAAATGACCTTGTATAGAACGCCCGCACTTCGAGCGTGTCGTCAGTTGATAATTCCTGACTAGGGTTGCACGTATATTGGCTGATGGTCAGTGTTGACATTATGTTAAAATAGTTCGACCCATCCGAGAAAAGTGGAAACAAAACTCGGATAGGTCTAACCAATCACGAAGGAGTAATCTTCGCTCATGGCTGAAATCATCATACCCGAAAAACGATGCCCAGTGTGCAGGCAAACCAAGCCTGTTACCGACTTCTGTAGGAACCGTCTTAAAAAGGACGGTCTTTGTAATGCGTGCAGGCCTTGCCACCGCGCTCGCAACGCTCGATATAGTCGCACGGCACGCGGCAAAGAAAGCGGACAACGCTCGGAGGCGCGACGTAAGCAAGACCAGCCCACAAGACTTCAGAAACTCCGCTTGTCTAGGTACCACATGACGTTGGAAGATTTTGATCGCATGTGGGAAGCACAGGGATGGGTCTGCGCTATTTGCAAGAGTTTTCCAAACGGAAAAACACTGGCGGTTGATCATGACCACACGTGCTGTGACAAGGGAAGTTGTGGTAAATGCGTTAGAGGGCTGATCTGCGAGCGATGTAATACGGGACTCGCTGCTTTCAGAGACAACGAAGTGTTTCTTGAATCGGCTATCACATATCTTGCTGCCCATAGACTAAAACCACGGGATCAAGTTGTCGGGAACCACTGATTAAGGCCATTATGCCGAAAAATTGTCGCAGTTCCTGCTGTCAAAGTGGTGCGCCCGACAATCGAATCCGCCGCGTTGCAAGCAATGGTCAACGTGCCTCCAGACGTAGATTTGTTATTAATTTGAATGGAAAGATTTTGGGACGCGACCATTGCGGAAATCGCAGGTAGCGTAAGCGTGTCCGGCATCCCTGATACCGCAACAACCAAATTGAGATAGGCCTCACTTGCGGCGATGGTTCTTGCCGCCGTGATGTTTAGTTGTGCTTCAAACGAACTTCCAAATACGCCTGCCGCTATTGCCATATCGCCCTCCGCGTAAAACAGAGAAGTATTGTGGCGGGGCAGTTTGAAACCACCCCGCGAAGTTGTCTAGCCAGAATATCCCGAAAATCCACTGATACCCGAGTAACCGGATTTTCCTGAAGCTCCAGAGATGCCACTATAGCCGCTATACCCGCTAATTCCACTATAGCCGGAATAGCCGCTCGCTCCAGAATATCCTGAAAATCCACTAGCGCCGGAATACCCCGAATATCCTGAAACCCCAGAGTAGCCAGAGAAACCACTGACTCCGCTAAATCCGCTGACTCCAGCTTGTCCGCCACCCCCTAGCGATGTCCAGATGGTAGTTCCCTGTGACGTGACAATCGTATTCTGCCCCGCTGCTAGTGAACCTACCCCCAGCAAAACATCACCTGACGCTACTGCGATAGTCAGCGTGTCGGCAGATGAAGCGCTGGAGATAATCTGCTTTTGATTGTAAGCAGGTGCGGCGTTTGGTGGACACAGACCCGCTTTTGGTAGCGTAGCAGTCTTGGCTGAGGCAATTGTGAACGTTACCACGTCCGTAGTCACGGGGATCGTGTAATTGTCAGTCTTGGCCTCGTACTTTGTGTATTGCGAATTGAGAGGCATTTGCCAATCTCCTTGTTAATCGTTGTTGGGCTAGAAGCCTGAATAACCGCTCTTGCCGCTAATTCCTGAATATCCTGAGTAACCTGAAATTCCCGAGTACCCCGAGAATCCGCTGATTCCCGAATATCCACTGAATCCTGAAATTCCGCTGTAACCACTGAATCCAGACTTGCCGGAAATTCCACTGAACCCACTAAATCCAGACGCTCCGCTGAAGCCAGAGTAAGCTGAATAACCGGAGTACCCTGAAGCACCTTGAGCACCCGATCCACCCGTTGACGACCAGACCGTCGCTCGCATCGCGTTGACTAAAGCCGTCGCGCCGGGAAGCAATGTATCCTGCCCAATCAGTGTGTTACCCGACGGAGCCGCAATAGTTAAATTACCGCCTGATCCGCCCGCGTTAATGATTATCTTTGCCGTCTGAGGCGTGTTGATGCAGTCTTTCGCTGGAGGAAGTGTCGCTATCTGACCGCTGGCTATCGTGAAGGTAATTACGTCTTCCGAGACAGTGATAGTCTTATCCGCGTTAGTCACCGCGACATCTTTTACATAGGTCGAATTAAGAGGCATAACTGCTTCTCCTGATCACAGAGACAAAGGCGCGAGGGCAGAACCCACACCAAGCGCGGTTGAAAAAGGACTTGGATTTTGTGTAATCGTACCCGATCCAGAACTCGTGCTACCCGTCTGGGTTAGCTGGGGGGCGGTTAACCCTGCAACTGCTGAATTGCGCCCGTACTCCAGCCTGTTTTTATCAAAGGTTCCCTCTCGACTTGCTTGAGCTTCATCACGGCCTAGGCGTTCCATTCCTGAACGAAGCTGGGCATCTCTTACTTGTGGACTTAAAAACGCGCCTGTGGGCTGTTGGAAGCTGGATCGAAGGTCATTACGCTGACGGCCATATTGGGCTGCTATGCCCGGATCAACCTCAAATTGAGTGTTGCGTAATTTGTCGATGTCTGGAGTAGAAGGCGGCGTTTGATAACCGTAGGTACTGGTCGTCGCGTTGTTGGTATTCTGCTTTTGCGAGCTTCCACTGAGACCCATTAGACTTGGCCTCCCAAAGACAGGAATCTTTGCCCGCGTTGAATGTGGGGGTTAAGGCGACTGACGTAGCGTGCCGTTAGGCTGATCGTGGTAATCCATCCGTGACAAGTATTTAACGGACTCTACCTTACCCTTTACTTTAACTTCTTGGCAAGCAGTTTTTTCAAGCACGAATCCAAGAGACTCAACAAAGGCTCTCAAAGGGCGGTTTCGTTCAACAATTGACGCCGTTATCACTGCTCCCTGAGAGTGAAACCAATCAACCATTGTCTTCGCTCCTGCAAATACATCGGCATGAGAAGCGTCTTTTCGTGAGCTAAAATGCGCCTCAAATTCCTTCGGAGCAACTTCAATGAACATATAGACCGCGCAAAGTTCCCCATTGAACAACCCCATTACCACCTGATTTGAGTAGTCGGCAGAGAATTGCTCAAAAGGCATCCGGTCTACGCGGGTGTGTTTCTTTGGGCTTGTACGCCAGTTGAACGCTTCGCAGAATAACTCTTGCTCTGTGGCGGGATTGAGGGCGCGGAGGGTATTAGCCATTTGCAGATGAAGCGAACCCTGCATTTACGCATTTTAGTAGCTTGCCGGAATGGTATAACTCGTCTACTACTTTTACGACTTCCACGGGCATCACAAACGCATCTGGATCATAAGTCGCTTCTTCCCACGGTCGAAACTGAAGCTCGCGAAGATACTTGCGGTCTTTGAGTAGTGTGACGTGATCGGGATAGCCAAAAACGAGAGGATCACTTTGCCCAAAAATCGTTATCACAGGCGTCTTGATTTTCTCTGCGTGACACAAGTGGGGCAAGAAGCTATCTACGGAGATTACGAGTTCCGCGTTGCTAGCCATTCTTGCGATTTCAGCCAAGGGCTTATCGACAACAAAGTAATCCACGCCCGTTATGCGTTCTTCGCCCGAGACACCTATCTGAGTGGTTTGGTAGCGGCGGTGCTTTAAGAGCGCAACGAGTTGTAACCAGTGGGGATAGTTTTTGGGGTTGATGCCTTCCCTGTCTCTTAACTTGGCGGCGTAGGGGGAGATCAAGATCATTCTGCATATCTCCACTTATAGCCTTTGGCGGTAGAACTTCTACCTAACAAGCAACACCGTAGATTAGATAGTGACGTGCCGACCGCTATTGCTGCTTTAGGGGCAGACGGATATCGCGTTAATTCATTACCCTGCATGTCCATTTGGATTACAGGAGTAGAAGATTTGTGTCCATCCCTTTGCCCTAAACGCATCTTTTCACGCACTTCGGGGCTGAATTTTTTGCCCTTGTTGACCGCCATGCGTTCTCGAACTTCAGGGGGGTGCGTTTTTCCAAACATTCCATTCTTTTCGCTTGGCAAGTGAGTCCCGTACATAGGATTCTTGGTTGGGTCACTTAGCCGCTCGGTAGCCTTAACACTAAGGATTGTTCGCGTCTTAACAGAATGCTGTTTCCCATAAAACGGGTTTGACTCGCCGGGCCGTCCCATCTTACGCCTCCACTCATCTGAAAAAGGCGGACGTTTTTTGCCCTTGTTCCACGGGATGTTTCCAATCATGCGTTGTCGTATTTGCTCACGGTGCTTAAGAGAACGTTTTACACCTAAAACAGAGCCAGCTTTTCTGCAAATGTTGTATCCGTCAGAGCCGAAGGGCTGTAGCCAGTCTAAGTAATGTTGCTCTCTCATCATTAAAGCATCTTTGTGGGGAAGGGTATATTCCAGCATTAATATCTCAAAAGCAGCCTCACTATATTTAGAAAACGCTCGCTGCAAGTGGCGATTTACATGCGTCCCTTTTCGTAAAGTCCCTCGATGCTCTTTCCAACGCTTTTGAACGTCTATCGCAGACCCAATATAAATTCGACTATTAAGAGTGTTCAAAATGAGATAAACGCCAGATGTTTTAAGCTGTTCCATAACACATCATCATAGCATCAGTTAGTGAGCCAGCCCACCCCTTTTCAGCCATCCATTTGTATACAGAATGGTCTTCAAAACGAGAGCCGAGCAACAGTTTTGCGTCTGCTATGGAAACCATCTGAAGTCCAATAATATCCTTGAACACTTCTTCATAACACACCGCGAGCACAAGGTTTTTATCGGGGTAAGTTTTATATATTTCGGGGAGTATCGATTTGAATGCGAACGTGTCGCCAATTCCGCAATCCAATGCAATTAACTTCATCTCGCGCAAGTCAACTCCCCATACTCTCAAGTATTCTTGGAATACAGCTTCATCATGCTCCCAATATTCAGGATGTGCAGAGTGAGCGCGGATGCCTCCGGTCGCGGCTTGAAGGTGATAGGACTTGGCGTCCGGTTGTATTAGCAGCACGTAGCCCGCACGATGTATCTGATGCGAAAATATGCTCTCCTCACGATGCCCGCAAACAGATAAGTTAATTGGATACCCACCCGCTTCTCTGGCCGCTGAAACTCTGTACAGAAACGAACTGTATAAATGCTCCACAACTCGCGGAGAACCGGAAAAAGCGAACCACTGCATATTTAAGCCTAGCGACACGTCCGCGAGCTTCCCCGTCACTGAATCCGGCAACGGTCTTACATTATGCGGGTGATGAATCAGCCCTGCTACCGCGCCAATCGAGTGTTCACTGAAATCACGAGAGGGACTGTAATCGCGGATAGTATTGAGCAGTCGTTCAAGGTTGTCAGGACACGGAATTAAATCATCGTCAACTCTCCAGACGAACGTAGTATCTGCCATGTCTAAGCAATGTTGATGATTAGTCACTTGCCCTTTACGCGGAGTCGCGACCACTTCCCACTTGATTCCTTGTTCTTCCAACATGCGAAAAATGGCCTCGTAAGGCTCATGCTCGCGTAAGTCCAACTGCTCACCATCGTCATAGATTACCAACTTCTCAGGCTTGCGAGTTTGATTTGCAATCGCCGCAATGCACATTGGCAGCGTGGAAAAATATCTGTCTTTAGTGCTCACGCAAGCGGTCACGGTAGGCTTCAAAATACCAATCGGTGAGCGAGGTTTTTTGAACGGAATTATCGTAGTGGCGATGACGGGCTTGATAAGCCCATCATGTATTAACGATTTTTGATGTTCCTGCACGTACTTAGGAAATGTTTCGTCTATTTCGACAAGCTCCCACTCAGAGTTTGCTGAGTCGTAAATATCTTGGCCTGCGTCTACCCGTGCAACAATGTTTTCATCGCTTAGTCCCTCGCCAATCTCCTGATGCGCCCACGCTCTTACTTTCTGTGTAACCGCATCCAGACCACCCAAAAATGTTAGGTGCCATCCAGCGCCTTCTATCCGCATGGTCGGCAATAAGTTTTCTTTGTCAGCAAACCGAATATCGTTTAGCGAACACGAACCCATCATCAAGTAAGGCAGAATCTTGGAGTTTAACTGCGGCTCATCAGTCTTCACGCACCTGTAGTTCAAGTAGTACATGCTCCGACTTTGTACCAACACGCCCGCTTTGTCAGGATTGCTTTCTATGTACTCTTTGACCTTTGAGGCGCGGGGAATCTCGTCCACGTCCCCGACGATAATGAAGTCCTGCGGGGCACAATAAGCATAGAGAACCTCTCTGGCCGCGTCACGTTGATAGTGCTCTCTTACCCAAGTGGGATCGTAGTCGAATAGCGAGAAATTAAGAGTCGTCAGGTCAACTTGTTTAATAATGATCTTATCTTTCCACTTGGCGAACCTTTCCATGTTCTCGCTTAGATAGTAGGGCTTTGGATTCCCCGCGTGCGTCATGTTCGCTTCCACGATCACAAACTTATCCACGACGGAATCAAGCTCATTCAAACGAAGTTCCAACACGTCAAATTCTTGGAAGAACGGAAATACATCCCACACTTTCGATTTAGGCGCGTCGTCCTCTTTGACTTCTCGATGGTGAGCGAGAATCTTGGGCTCAAATCCATATCCCGTATGCTTCAGGCACTCAGTAATGAACTTGAAATCTTGATTGACCATCCCGTCCTGCTGCATCCATGATTCTTTACACTTCTTTGCAATCGAATGCTCAACTAGGAAGTTTAGCGTGTCGATGTTTTCCCATTCAGGGAACCTTCCATCAGGCGGGATCGTTTTGATCGCCTTCTCTCCGTTAGGGAATGTGCGATGCTTGAGAACCTGAACAATACCTACTTGCTTCTCAGGGGTAATTAGGCTCACCATCGTTTCCGCGTACTCAGGCAGTAGAACATTGTCGTCATCAAGAAAACATACATAGCCTTCTTTAACTTGTTCTATGCCGTGAATCTTTGCCCTGCTGCCGATATTTCCATCGTGCGGGATGTCGTAATACTTAAATGAAATATCGTGTCCCTGATACTTGCTGACAATCTGCTCGACTTGCTCATCCTTACCGTCCGCCACCACAAGCACGTTGATGTTCCGGTAAGTCTGCGCTAAGACCGAATCCAGCGCCTCTCTCAATAGTCGAGGGCGTTGATAGGTAGAAATAATTACATTGACTACTGGCTGACGGAGGCATTTGTACATGGTAATTGGGGAAGGAATAAACGTCTTTCCATCGTCAAACCACGTTCCCGGCTGTGGGCCAACTATCGCCTTAAATCCCAGCGACTCGATGCGCCTTAAGAGCATCTTTCCTTGTGCCCGATACCGAGGGTTAGGCAGTTCATGGATTTCAAGGTAGATAGTGGAAAATTTGCGTAACACTTCTTTTGGGGTGTTAAGTAGAATCTCATACTCGGAACCTTCGCAGTCGAGCTTCAGCACCAAGTCGTGCCCGTCGTATGCAGCGTTTACAGCGTTCTCCAACGAGACGCAAGGCGTGGTCGTTCCTTCTTCTCCCCAAATATGCGAACACCAACTATCCTCGTGCATTGTCACGCTGTCTACGCTTCCGTCTAGCACTGCAAGGTTGTGGCTGTGAATCTGCGGAAAGCCCTTCGTCATCTCCAAACATTCTTCGTAGATAGATTTTACAGGCTCAAAACAATGAGATTCTTTTGCGCCCAACTCTATGCACTTGATTGAGAAGTATCCCTTGTTACCCCCAATGTCGATGATTGTTTTGCCTGCGACTTCTTCTTTCAGGACGCTGTAGACATCGACTTCAAACAGCTCATAATAGACTTGTTGGTCTATCTCTTTCATTTTCCTGTGAAGTTCAAACCAGTTCGTTCCCGTCTCTAGCCACTTCATGCCACTGAAGTATTCGGGAAACTTCTGTTTTAAGAGTTCATTGTTCCGCTTCAGGATGTCGTGCCAGCCTTCTTCTTTACCGTAGGAAGCGTTGCCCATGTGGACGATTGGAAATGAACCACTAGAGAGGTCAGTGCGACGATCTATTGCTTCCCCTTCAGGCACTTGAATGAGCTTGTAGCCAGCAAGTTGCAAGCGAATTCCGTAATCAACATCTTCGACCCCAGCCGGAGCAAATCTTTCATCAAGGTAGCCGCACCTGTCTATCGCCTCACGCGAAATCATGCAGCAGAAGAACATCAGAAAATCATTCGACGTACCCTCTTCACCAATAAACTTGAGAGGCCCAGAAGCGCCACAGTCGGGACGATCAATAAACGCTTGCTCAAGAATTGGAATCCACTCACCTTTAAGGATCGTGTCGTTATTAAGGAAGATTATGTACTTACCCTCAGCGGCCTTCATCCCTAAATTCGTAGCCTTGGTAAATCCGATCTTTTCATCAACCCAAATAAGTTTAAATGGATGACCCAGAGACTCAACAAACTCTCGCGTTTGATCGGTACAACCGTTCGCAACTATCAAGCATTCAACCCGTGATAAATCAGTGTGTTCAATGATGCTTTCAATGCACGGCCTCAGTAGATCGTCAACGTGATTAAAAGTAGGAATGACGATGCTATAGCGAGTTCCGTATCGCTCAGTGAGAATAGCATTCGACTTCTGCCAGTCTTCCATGAAGTTTGGGTTCTCTAAAACCGTCTGCTCGCCTAAGTGGTGAATAGGAAAATCAATCGCAAATCGCTTCTCACCGTGCTCATCGTAGACTGTCTGATTGCCGATGATTTCATAGCCAAGATTCTGTGCGCGAATACACCAATCCACATCTTCGCCGCCAGAGGAAAATACTGACTCGTCAAGGAGTCCAACTTTATCGAGAACCTTTCGTGAAGTCATGGCGAGATAGAACGCTACAAACTTCTTGCCGATAAACACGTCCTCGACCAACGCTCCTACTACCGCAGGGTTCTCTGCCTTGTCCCAAAGAGATTGAAGTTTATCCAGCCAGCCATTCACGGTCTGATCGGTAAAATAAACGTCATTGTTGAGCATCACGAGATATTGCCCTCGCGCTTCACGGATGCCAGCATTTGTAGCACGAGTGAAGCCTTGGGCATCGTCAAACCAGATAAGGCGGAATGGTTCGCCAAGAGATTCGACATATTCTCGCGTGCCGTCGTCTCCGCACCCATTGGCGACAATTACGCATTCCATGTTTGAGAGGTCGGTGTATTTCTTTAACGTCTCGCAGCACGGAATGAGACAATCGGATAAATGTCGAAAAGTGGGAACGACTATCGAGTACTTTGGTCGCTTCACCATTGAGTTGATAATCGGCATAACTACATCATCGCATTTCGTGTCGTAGACTCCGTAATACTTGTCAGGTAGATGGTGAATGAGAAAGTCATCAAAGTGAGAAACGGGAATTACTTTCTCAAAACCCGTGTCGTACAAGTCAGTGGAGACTCTGGCTAGACTATCGTAAGGGCTGCTCCATACTCTCCCGCGCATGTTGTAGAAGGCGTTCTCACCCGCTATCTCAATTGCTCGATCTAGCTGTTTACGAGTAACAAGAAAGCTCCCCTGATGCAGGTTCGTGAAGTGAGCGAAAGCGTATTCACCAACATGAAACACGGAACTGGAATCCCACACAAATTTGCGGTGAAAGTCAGGGTAGAATCTCTGGCCTTCGTGGTCTTCATAGCGAATGAATCCCGCAATTTTATCTTCGGGTAGCACTTCACTCACTCGCAGGAAGGCGTCTATATTTCTCTCCGTAACAAGTTGATCGTTCTCATTGTAAAGGAACAGGTCATACGCATCGCGGTTTTCATAAATCGTCTTGCGGCATTCCCATGCAAGGTTTATCCAGTCTCCATCGGGCGGTGCTTCATGGTACTGAACGGTAACTTGCTCATGCCCAAATACCATCGGTACGCTGCTGTGAATAACTATGCTGACTTCGTATTCTTTGAATGAGCACAACTCGTTTACGACTTGCTGTAGGTACTCAATGTTATCGGTTCCGTAGTTGGGGATTGCCACTAACAATCGAAGTTTCTTATATCGCTCCCGCAAGATTGTTAGATTCCTCTGCACCTGTTGTTCATAGGCTTCACGGTTCTGATGCACGGTGACTGAACCAACATGGTAGAGAGGGAAAGTCCCGACCATTTGATGTCCCTTGTACGCGGCGTCAGCATCTACATTCACGTACTTGTATCCTGCTCGAATCAGTCGCGCCACAAAATCGCAATCTTCGGCAAATGAAATAAAAGATTCGTCAAGATAGCCAATTACCTCAAACATCTCTCGCCGGATCATCACACAATAAAACGGCGGAAAGTTGTGCCGGATTTCGTGGCTGTAGATTTCGTGAATCCCTGTCAGGGCTACTTTAGGATCGGAGAAGGGAGTACAGAGCGTTTCAAGCCACTGGTTCTTGGGACTGTCAAGAACCTGAGTATCGTCATTCAAGAGTAAAACGTACTCGCCGGAAGCTCGCTTGACGCCTAGGTTCGTAGCTGCCGCGTACCCGCATGGTTCATCTAGCCACGTCAGCAGAACCGGAAATTCATGGCAGATAGTTCGGGTCTCTTCGTTTGCGCCATTTGCCACGCAAATTATTTCAACGTCTTGGAGGTTGGTGTATTCGACAATACTGGCGAGCAGGAGTCGGAGCCCCTCAACGTTGCTGAACGTGGGTATAACAATGCTGAAGCGTGACGTGGTAATATCTTGACTATCCATGATCCGAGACGCCTTGTAGTCTTGGTTTTGTGGGTCGGGCTGGCTCGATCACGTCGGGTCAGCCTTCTTTATTCTATCATGCTAAGGACGAATCTTATTCAAGATTGCGTGCTTGCCGTTAGCATAAATCCAGCCTACCAGTTTCGATGGATCGGTAAAGTCCAACTCCTCAAGAATTGCCGTGAAAGCTGCTGCGTCCAGATGTCTTAGACCGTCTACGTCAAAGTCAGCATCCACGAATACGAGGTCAGCCGCGTTTGAGTCGATCTCGGTTTGCAATGCCGCTGCCGCACCAATCGCTTCCATGAGCTTGTCAACCGCCACCATCATTTCACCGATCATGTTGGCGCGTTTAATCGCGGTATCAATCGCCATATCACCCTCCCTCGACAAAAGCTACATCAAAGACCGCGCTCGCCGCCGCGTTAGTAGTGAGGTAGGTCAGTTCCAAAACATTGTTAATAGTCGTGTTGATCGTCGCGGCCAATGGAACACTAATATCATCGTTGAACGGAGCAATAATCGCGCCCCACATACACAGTCTACCCGATAACTGACCCACCGAGCCGATTGATTTCACTGTGCAGTCGCCTTCAATCATAAATGGCGCTGAACCGGATAGCCCTTTCGCGTTATTTACCGTAACTACTGCCGCTAGTGCGCCCAACAGGCTTACCGATCCAATCCGCATCTGCGCCTTCGAGGTCGAGGTGAGGTTCAACAGCATTGAGAAGTTGCCAAAGGCGCGGAAGTGAAAAACCGCTCCAACGCGTAAACTGTTGGCGGGAACAGCCAAGTTCACCACGGACTTTTCGGAGTTGGTCACTGTAATAGAGTTAGTTAATGCGCTCTTTCGCCCCAGCGTGGTAATCCATGTCGCGCCACCCATAGACGTGATTTCATCAATCGTGGCCTTTACTGGAGACGACATTGACGCCATCGGCACGGGAACGGTAGGTATCTTGCCTGCCGTTGTACCTATGTCTGACGGCTGTAGTGCTGTATGCGCTTCTGTGCCCTGAGCGGCAGTCGCGAACTGATTCGTATTCTGGGTTGAGGCCGTTCCTAGTGACGGCTTGTTCAGGAGGTCGTTATACGATCCACTTTGAGTTAATGATGAAGGTGGAAAATAACTCATACAATCACCCAGTAAACTCCCAAAGCGTAAGGCTGAAGAGTGAAGGCCGTCCACTGAACTGCTGTCGATTGTGTCGCTGCCCCACTGATACTTGCACCCCCACCGTCAATCGTCATAGTTCCCGATCCGATATTAACAAACGTGTAAGTCTTAACGAAGGCCGTCAATGGAGAATGTAAGGTGATCGTTACTGGCCCCGCGTTAGTGTCTACCAAGATGGTGTCGTTCGCGTCTGATGTTGTAATCGGGGCTGACGTTTCAATAATACTGGCTGTGTAGCGAACCCCGATAGAAATAGTGCTTACACCGTCAGAACTGACTACGATTGCGTAGTTGGGGCTACTTGTCCCTGCTTGGATGGTAACTAACCCTGAAAGAGCGTTAAGACTTTCTACGAATCCGGTGTCCGGAAGAAAGCTGGAGATAAACCCTGCGGTAGATTGTTGAGCTTGCAATTGCGCGATACTTGGGTCTTGCTCAATCGCAGGGCTATCTAACCCGCTTCCGATTTCACTCATCTGCGAACCCCGCTCTCGATATAGTCAAGCACCGCTCCATTAGTGCGATCAACTTGCTCGTCTGTCCCGTTGTAGGTTCCGCTGATTCGACAAGTGAACGTAAACATATTGGGCACGTTGATTCTAACGCGGGGGGTGTTTTCTACGTTTGTGGTTGTCCCTAAGTTGATTGCTACTTGAGCGTTAGTTCCCGCTTCAAGATTAGCCAAATCTTCGGGAGTTGCACTATCAAATCCGTAAACTTGCAACTGCCCATTGGTAAACTTGCCAGAAGTTCGCACGGCTTTAACTGACTTGTTATGGTCTAAAATTCCGCCAGCCTGTAATTCCCACACCTCGTAGTAGTCCACCGGAACGCCAGCACGGGCATTCCACTTGAAAGTGTCAAACTGAATATCTGCACCCACGCGCCCTCCGGCTAGGAAGTACAACTCATTATCTACGGTAGCAACTCCACTTACCACCATATCCTGTTCGTCACTTGTTAGTAGAACCGAGCCTATCCAATCCTGCTGAGAAAACCCCCAGAGTAATACTTCTGTCGTCCAAAACCCTGCCGCATTCTGAGCACTAGCAGAATGGAAAAAACATGCAGCGTTCACAAGTGGGTCGGGGTCACGCGCTACCATCACATGCGCGTCAACCCAATCCTGAATGACCTCTGCAACGTTTCCCCCAAGAAACTGCGCGTCCACCGTCTCCGCGTCCGCGATGGATCGTGCCGGATTTCCCTGTGCGTAACCAATCAAAACACCCAGCGCAAACATCAATTGATAAGGATTGCTGAACCCCATTGACCAATATGGCCTAATTTGGGTTGGCGGGATAAGCGGATCGCCGGAGGGAGCATAAATGCCCTGCTGCAACGTCTGAGGGCAGAGGAAATATAAGCGAGCAAGCGAACTAACAACCCCGATAATGTCTTCAGGAGGTGACGATGTAACGTTCCAGATTGCGGGAGCGGCTTCTATGTCTTGAGGCTTCGCGGGAACTAATGACGGGCCGGGGCTTCCGCTCCATTTCCCAAAACAACTGACCCACTGAGGATTACCTTGCAGCATTGCTAAAAATCCCGCTTTAGTAGGGGGCGGATCGGCATCGAAGTCCAATTCACCCTGTCGAGATATCTCAGCATTCAGATATTCAATGAAGAAAATTCCCGCAACTATTTCCGATGCCGGAACGCTGCGCACAAAGTTCCACGGGCCTTGATTGACATTGGTTCCTAACTGGGTCGCATAAACATCCCACTGGTCTTGCCCTGCCGCCGTGTCCATTGCGACAGCGTTAACGTCTACCTGAATGCGATCGTTTGCGTTCACCAAGGTCACGTTAGCTCGCGGGCCGGGATTGCTGTATCCCGCAGTGATGGTGCTTGACGGTACGAGACGAATGGAATACTCGCCCGCAACCATTCCTTTTGTTCCGCCCGATACACCTGTCAGAGTAGGCGCAACCGTAGGGGTGTCGAACCCCACATCATAAACCGCATAGTCTCCCGTGGTAGGGTCAAAGATCGCAATCAATGGCCCTCCAGTAAAGACCATCGACTCGCCTTGTAGAACGTCTCCGTTGATTCTAAGCGTGCCCGTTCCCGTGCCGAGAATTGAACCCATGTCCAACTGATAAGCGTTGCCTTGTATCAACGTTCCACGCTGACGGGCAATTTCAAATAACACGGGCATTCGTTCACCCGTTGCAGCAACCAAAGCGGTGGTTGGCTCACGGTAAACCGTAAGGTGAGTGTCGTCTATGATGGTGTTCACCATAAACATATCGTCTTCAGCCCAAAACATCTGGCCGCTGCGAAGTTCCGTGGTGAACTGAGTTCCTGAGCCAACAATCTCCAGATCGTCAACTCCAGCAGTAAGGGTTCCGGTTAAATCAAGGGTGGGAATTACTTCGTCAAGATTGAGTGAGCCTTTGTACGCTTCTAGGTAGACATCAGGTGCAATGCCCGCCAATATCTTATTGGACATCCTGAGCAGAGTATTGCCGCTAACGCCGCTACGCTGGCTTGTGGGGCAGTAGGTATTTGGGGGAAATAAGAGAGTTTCCATTTCATGCGGTTTCCGCAGCCACGTCCATAGTCTGCCCTAAAATATAGCCAGTCATGGCGGCTATAAAGTCTGGATAATAATCCTCCGGCGCGTCGAAGTCTGCACTTTCCGTAGCTGGAACAGCGGGAGATTGTATCGAAGAGAAGTTCGCGCTACCTGTCAACACTCCTGCGTTTTGCGGTTTATTAGCTAAAAGCGATTCTCCGATCTGCGTCCATGCTCCAAGTCTCGGATCGTGACCACGGATGTAATCATTATATTTTCTAAATCCGTAGATTGTTGTTCCAACTGTCAACGTAGCATCGGCTATAAACTTCTTTAATGTATCAGTCGGAACGCTCGCGCTTCCTGCCGTAAAGGTAAGAGTCTCTACAACACGCAAGAGTTCGCGCTTGTCGTTCCGTGCCGCGAACGCTTCAGAGGTCTGAGAATTTATAGCGAAGAAAGACGCATCAAAGATTGCTCTGATTCTGTCAAGCGGAGGTGGATTCGTGGAGTTACGAATAACTCCCTCCACGCATTGCTCCCTAACCATGCTGTACGTTTGTGCCATAATTATGCAGCCGCTTCTGCTACCACGTCTCTAGGGGGTTGCTGGCTTGCCAGCCACTCTTGATACATCGGTTTGTATTGACTCGCCAGCGCCGTGTAATTTGCATCTTCATTGGAAAGATTCGACATTAAACCGTAGAAATAAGCGTCCTGACACATCTGGAATAGCAACGCTCCGTTAGCCGCAATTGCTGCCGCTCGCGCTGCGTAATTAAACACACAAACATCAATTTGAAGGTCGCTGACGGTGCTGTAAATTCTTGGCGGTCTCAATGCGTAAGAATAAAGCGTTGACTTGAACAGCCCTGTCGGCCCATTCACTATCGCTCTGATTTCATCTTCATGGAGTCCGGGCGTTAACTCGATCCCTGTGCTTGCCTGTCTTACTTGTCCCCATACTCCAATGATTTTGGCAGAAGATGAGCTGTCACCAACTGAAGGGATACGGCCACCGCTGGTAACTGTTGCAATGTCGAAGATGTTATCTCGCAGCGTGTTGTCTTGGTTCATTGCTACCGCAGTCGCAATTTCATTCTCTACTCCGGTAAGCATGTCCCACATAGATTGAGCAGGAAACGCTTCAGATACTATCTGCTCAAAGTTAGAGTCAGCATTGTACTGTGCGTTGATTTCGGCGCTATCTCCCTGCCACGCGCCAATGCGAATATATGCGGAACGAATTATTACTGAAGATGTAAGGCTCACGGATAGACCTCAACGCGTATCATTGTATCAGTCAATCGCCCATTGGAGAGGCTACTTAAACTGTTAGTGCCATCTTGCGCCATAGTTTGAATTGTAATCACGTCTGCCGAAGTGTGTTGGTATTCTGCGATCTGGGTCGCAGTCGCACTTAAATGCGGGAGCGGCGACATGAAAACTCCCGTCTTGTTCGCCGTGAAAACCCCTGTCGCGGTCGCAGTGTAAATACCCTGACTCGTATAACCCCAGCTTGGCGTACTTCCAAGCGTGTTAACCAATACGGTCGCAACAGGAGCATTAGTTGACGTTTGGGTTAACAGAGCGACATAAACTGTTGGCGTTCCTGCGAGTGCCCCAGAATATCCACTGTAGCCCGAAATCCCGCTATAGCCTGACTTCCCTGAGTAACCACTAAACCCACTTGTGCCGGAATACCCGGAATATCCCGATGTCGCAATTCCTGAATATCCTGAGTATGCTGACCGTCCTGAGTATCCTGAAAAACCACTCGCCCCGGAATACCCCGACTTACCCGAGATTCCTGAATAACCGCTTTTCCCTGAGTACCCAGAGTAGCCGGAAGCGCCGGGATTTGCCCCTGAATAACCGGAGAATCCAGAACGACCGGAATAGCCCGACTGTCCCCGGTTTAGTTCCGCGACGATAATCTGCCCTTGGGTTATGTTAACAGTAATATCACTCATCAATCAGCGTAATTGCGAACCGTCGCATTGCCAGCAAGGAGGTCAGTCACCACGCTCCCGCTTTCAGTAACCCTCAGTACGGAATTTCCGTAAGTCCAACTAAACGCCGCTGTCGTTGCGGCGGATACGGGGCCGATTGTCATTACACCCCCACCGCTAATTGACGCCGCAAAAGTTTCCAGTAAGTCTCCTTCTGGAGAATAGATGTATAACGCAGCGGAAACAGGAATCACGACAACATCGTCACGTGTCATCGTGATAGTAGTTGAGGGCCAAGTAGCTCCGAGAATGAAAAGCTGCGACCACGCCCCTGCGTTAGTATCCGGTATAAAGGTCATAGCGAACTCTTGCCACTTCCAGCACCCATCATTGGATTCTTCCCTTGTGTGCCACCTGCCATCATGTCTCCTTTACCCATTGCTGGAGCTTGGCCTTGTGGTTTTAACTGCCCAAGAATCGAACCTAAATCTGCCCCTTGCTGTTCTTGGTTCTCCCACGGCATCCACTCCATCATTGGCTGTTGAGAGGCCTGGAAGTCGGGCGATATAAAGTTACGGAAATTATTTTGTGCCATAAGTTCTCCCTACTGTGCCATCAATTGCTGCCTGAGGGTTGTTGTCCTCGGCCTTTCTCCCGCTGGACGAGGCGTGATTCCGAGCTTATCCAACCTCTCTTTGTACGCTGCCTTTTCTTCGTCTGAAAGAGCCGTAGAATGCGTTAATATCCACGCTTTCTGTGCCATTGAATCTCTTACTTTAACACGTTGCGCTTCAGACATGCGCTCATATTTTGCGAGGCCATCGGCAGGGTATGTACTTTCAAATCCCACGCTCGCTGACGGCATTGGAAATTGTTTCTCTTCCTTCTTCTCTGGCTTTTCAGGAAGACTTTCAAGAGTTTCTTTAGACGCATATTCAGACGCTTGCTTCAGCCACTTCGTCTTGTCCTCATCGGAGGCGTTATCGTAGTCCGGTAAAGCTATAACGTTTTCCATTAAAACCTTGATGTTTCCGTTTTGTACCGCTTGACGTTTTTGAAATTCTTCCGAGGTTTCGTCAGGCTGTTTTACTGCTCCCTTGATGGTAACTCCTAGCCGTTCAGCTTCTTGAGTTGCCTTATTGACTTCGGAACCTAAAAGTCTCACGCGACTTGCGGGAAGGGATTCTCTGAGTTTAGGGACATTGCGCTTGAACTGTTCTGAAAATGATGAGTCGGGATAACGTTTCTGCGCGGGGTCAATCGCTTCGCCTACTGTTCGTACCGCTCCGCTCATTGGAATGAAGCTAGAAGCTAGCCCAGCAACAAACTTCCCCGCGCTTCGGTTCGGGTCTTTCACCAAATCAGACACTTGGCTACTTGATTTTAATAATGGCTGATCAGCTAAAGGTTTAAGAACCGCTCCCGCGTAACTTCTCTTAGTTGAATCTTCCTTGGCGTGTTGCTTTTGGAGTCCCGCGCCGACACTCAATAGCGTTCCCAGTGGAGCAATCGCGCTCAGATTGATTTTCCGCCCTCGAACTTCAAGGTAGGTGGTTCCATAATCATCTGTAGTCAGCAACCCCTTGGCGGCCAGAGCAAATCCCAAAGCGGTCAACGCCGTTCCCGTGGTCGCACGTCCGAAAGTCTCTACAAACGCTCTCTGCTCTGCGGGAGTGAAACTACGGTTCCAAAAAGCCTTAGCCGCTTGTCCTGCGTTCTTAAAGTACCCTGCGGGACTTGCCTCAATCACCCTTGCAATCACGTTAGTTGGCGTCCGATCAAAAGGTAGAACTAAGTCCAGCGCAAAATTGCCACCAGCACCCAACGCTCCGCGTCCACGCTTGATAGCGTCTGAAAGCCGATTGTTATTGTTGAACGTCGCAACTAAGGCGTCATGTTTCGCGTCAGCATCCATTTCCTTGGACGGGTTCTCAGTTAGTTCTTTAGCACGGGTACGCCAATCGAGGGATTTATTAGTTCGCGCTTCGGTTTTGGCTTGAGCTTGAGCACGTTCAACTAGATTTCGCTTAAAAGCACCCTGATAGAAAACTCGGTCAGATGCAGACATGGCACGAAAGACTAAATTGAAAGTCTTATCAATTGCTTTTACGCCTGTGTTGATTTCCTGAAGTTGCTGTTTTTCTAGTTGTTCTTTTGGTGCGCCATGCTTCAGGATTTCTTTCGCTTCACGCCCGCCAACTTTCACAGCTTGAAGCACTCCATCTAACATTGCAGATGGACTGAGCGTGGTAGTCCGAACCCCCGTCACGCTTGATAACGCAGCGTCGGCCACTACGGACGGCAATCGTCTAACCTCATCAAAACCAATATACCCACCCGTGCCCGCAATATTACGGACATGAGTAAGATAGCCTGAGAGCATCCCCGCCTTACGAATCCCTGAAAGGTTTTTCAACCAATACCACGGACTTTGACGTTCTAGTTCTGCTTGATACTCAGATTTGATTTTCTGAACGCGGTCTTGAATCTTCTGCGTCTCTCGACTGTAAACGGGCGCTTCGCGTTTCGGCGTGGGACTGAAATCCCGCTGATCAATCCGCCGTTGAAGCTCTGCTTCCTGCTTCAGAAGTTGCGTTTGACGGGATTTATCAGCAGGGCTTAACCGTTTTCCTGCCTCTATATCTTCTTTAACCGAAAGACGTTTAAGTTCGCTTCGAATGGTTCCCAATCGCACTGCATCCTCAGACTGATTACGTCCCTTGCTCTCAATTCCATAGCCTGAGATAACATCTCTTACGTCTCTCGGTGTTACGCCCTCAACGTGCTCTTTTATCGCAGAGTAAATCTCATCCACAAGGGCTTCAGCCTGAACCGTTCCCGCCTTCACTCGGTTCCGCGCCATCTTGCCGATCAAGACTGTTAGTTTCCCTTCAGGGTCTAACCCCGCCAAACCGGACGCTTGCACTCTTGGCGCTTCTGCTCGCGCTTGAGCGAATTGGGCTCTTAAATCTGCGAATTCATCATCAAGAGTCGCTTTCGTTTCTGCTCTGCGACCACGGCGAACCACCTTGTCAATTTCTTTTTGCAGACTCGTAGCTTTGACGCGGTCTTCTGCTTCGGCAAGTTTCGCAGTCAATTCTTCAATCTGTTTTGCCTGAGTCTCAATTTTGGCGCGTTCTTCGGGTCTCAGCTCTCGCCCTCTCGCGGCTTTGGCACGCTGAACCATGCTCACTAAATCAAAGTCTTGGTTGATTGTGAGTTTCTGGCTTGCCAGATTGCGGCCTTTTTCAGTGCCGGATGCTTTTGTCGCTTGAGTTAGTTTATCGAATTCCCCTTCAAGTGCTTCCGCTTCCGCTCGTTTCGCTTGAATGGTTTCAATGTCCTTCGCGGCTCCGATTTCCTTCATTACTCTGCTATGTTCATTTTTTACCTCTTGGGCGCGAAGAACTAATTGCGCCGTCTCTGTATCGTTCAACGCTCGCGGCCTCTTTAGAACTTCATCGGCCAATACACCCGCGTTCTGTGTGCCCTTTTCCTTCGCTTTGTCGAGCGATTCTTGCCAACTTCGACGTTCGGCAGGGGGAAGTTCAGGCAAATCCAATTCTGCCCGATCAGCCGCCATGCTCGCCTTCTTAGCGGCAGTAGTAGATGGAGAGGTTGCCCCCAACCCCTCCACGGAAGTATCCGCAGCGTCAATGGATTTATTGGGGGCTACGGGGGTTTCAATCGTTTCTCCTCTCTTTTGGGAGAGTTCTGAAAGTTGAGACTTGGCGTCTTCTATTCGCGCCGCATTCTCGGCAGCGGTTTCAGGTTTTAACGGCGGCGCGGTTGATATGTTCTGAGGTTCTGTTTTCAGCGGAACCATTCTTTCATTTCCGCGACCACGTAAGTCTGCCTTTTTGACGTAATGAACCTTCTCGGGATTCGCAACTTCAGCAACTTTCAGTCTGCCATTTCCCGCGCCAACTTGATCAGGTAGAGCCTCCACTTCGCCAAACTGAAGATGTTGGAACCTCTGTGGTTCAACGCGCTCCGCAATCACTTTTTCAGCAAGGTCATTGCCGCCTGTTTCTATCTTGGCAGCGGGATACTGTTCCTGCATCACTTCAGCTTGTTTCTCTACATTCTCGGGCGAAACGGCTGAAGACTGAATCTCTGTACCTTCGGGAGTTCTAGCTACCACGGTTTCAGTAGTTGATTCCGATTTTGGTTCTAAATGGCCAAGCAGTTCTTGCGTGGGAGTGTTTCTGATTTCTTCGCGGCTGATTCTTTTTGGATCGAAGTACACAACTCCATCTTGTGTCTTTTCTGTTCTGAAGCCTCGCGGAATGGACGGTTTTGGAGTTCCTTCAGGGACTAAAGAATAACCACGCTGTTCTAATTGGGCGCTTATGGTTTCAGGGCGTTCAGGGACACCATGTTTGAGCATCCTTGCGGCTTCGGGTACACCACGCATAAGGGCGTTAGTCGCGCCGCTAATCAAGGCTTCCTTTGGGGTCGCCCCCGATGCCAAATCAATCGCTGCCGTGCCTAACCCTGTGGCGGCACTGCCACTGAGAACCTTCTTCACTCCCTCACCAACGCCGGGAATCTCGTATGCCAATCCAGTTGCCCCGCCGTGTTCGGCAACATTGGCAACTTCCAGCGGGTCACTTGACTTGGAACGGATTGCACCGCCACCAGCAAACACCGCAGGAGCAGGGATACCTAACGCCATTGCGCCAAGTTCAGGAGCAGAACCGATAAAACCAGCGCCAATATTTTGTATGCCCTTAGATAGTTGCGATCTACTTGCTCCCTCTTCTTCGGCTGCGCGTATTGCCGCCTCACTGTGAATTCTCGCCGTGTCGCCGGGCCAAACTTCGAGCATTTGCCCAGCGCCCTTTTTACCTAACTCTGTCAGCCATCGAACAGCATTACCACCAGACTTGCGAATGTCTTGCTTGTACAATTCAGTCTGCCGATCAATTTCGGGCTGGTTCGCTTTACGCCACGCAATGTCCTTCGCTTCTCTTGCTTGTCTTTCACGGTACGATTCATCCCGCATGCGGCTCAATCGCGCCTGCGCGTCCTGCTGTCGCGAGTAGGCTTGACGATCAACAGGCTGCTCGCCCTTCATCACGCGCAGTTCATCTGAAGATAAGTTCACGGTAGATGCACGCGGTTGGCCTTCATGTGCAGGACGGGGAGCTTTAATATTTGACGTGCGATTAGTAACGTCTGCCGTAAGTTTATCTAAAGCGGTAGTAATCGACGGCTGTTTTCCCTTTGGCGCAGCAGCCGCTACCACCTCATCGTAAGAATCCGCTGTTGCTGTAGATTCAGTTTTAGCCCTCGGAACCGCTGCGCCAATCACATCGGCATAGTCATCTTGTTGTGCTTTTAGTGCTTTCGGAATCGCTAGATGCCACGGCTCATCAGAAGGAACATGAAGACCATTAGCCTTAGCATACGCAGCGATAATCTCTCGGCCTTTGGGTTTTTGGGCGGCAGAGAAAGAAATGTCTAACGCTCGCCCCTCTTGATGGGGGGAGATATTTACGTACCCATCATTGCCTTTTGTGGGATAGCCTCGTCTATGAAGCGAGTTTTGCTGTTCAGCGGTACGAAACCCAGACTTGATCGCAGGGCTTAAGCCAGCCTTACTGAATTCGTCTTGAAGTTTGTTCCAATGATTTACAAGATCGGGTTGGACGCCTTTAAGCTTCTCAGCTCCGCGTACCGTTCTGGTAAGTTTAGGCGCGGGGGTAGGCATCGCGGCAGAAATCACATCTCCGTAGTCCTCGTCCATCTCATTGACCTAACGCGGCCTTCATCTTTGCTACTTCATCAGGCGTAGGAGCACGTTTCTGGCTTTTAGTAAACGCTCTAATTGCTCCTTCAATGGTTCGTCCTGACTTCGGGGCTCCAGTTCCAGCAGCAGCCTGACCACTGCGAACCTTCCCTGCTTCTACTTTCAGGTCTGCAATAGACTGTCTCAACTTTACCGCTCTATCTGCTGCTTTCGCTCCCTGTGAAGGAAAGCCTTTCTCGGTTAAATCCGCTGCCGACTCATCGGCCTCTTGCGCTTGATCTTCCAAATCCTGAACGGTAGATTCGATGACAGATGGATCGCCCAACTTTGCCATTCCTGCCCCAATTAGAGCTTTTGTACGAGCCATCGCAGCAACCGCACTACGCTCCTGCCGAGCATCCCTTCCAGCTTCTTTAGTTGTCTCATAGGTCTTTACACCCGTACTTACTTTAGACCCGTCACGCTTGTTGATTAGCTGCACTTCGCCCGTCGCGTCTGGCTGCGCAACAATCTCACCCGCGACGAATTTCGGTTTCAAGTCAGCCGGAAGGTCTAAAGCATCTGAAATGGCACTCAGGGTTTCAGGGTCGTTCGCTCCACCAGAATTGTAGATAGCAAGGGCATCTTTGCGACGTTCGTTCCGTCCCATTGTCTTCCATCGTTCAGTACGCGCCTTCAAGGTGTCGGCGCTTAAATCCAATCGCCTGTCGCCTTGCTTGAGTCTTTCTTCTGCGGCAAGGATATTCGCTTCTCTCGCTGCCGCTGCCGTGGACTTGTCTCTCAAAGTGACATCGCGGCCTAGTGTACTTTGCGCTCTCGCAAGTTCTCGTTCGCGTTTGGTTGGCGGGGAAACTTGACCCGCGCCGTTAAAATTCGTGTTCAAAGCACGGATTGCATCAACTGTTTTATCTCGCCAATTACGAGGCTGCTGTTCTACGTCTCGTAAAAATGCTTCATCGTCAGCAATAAAGTCTCGCATCTGAGTTCGACGCGGCCTGTCGGGGCTAAACGGTTCTCCACTGGAACCAAACGGCGCGTCTTCTCCTGCTACGTTCTGCCCATTCATGCTAAACGGTCGCATAGGGAGCGGATTCATTTCCGGCTGCATCTGACGCATCGGAAGAGGATTGGCTTCAGGGTTCATGTCTGGGCGCTGAACCGGAGATTCAGATTGGCGAGTTATCATATCCCGCATAGATGCCGCCGCTGGGCTGGTTACAGTTCGCGGGCGTGTAATTGCTTGCTGGTTTTGTGGAGTAAGAACTTGCGGATTTGGGTTGTCAAGTAGCGCGTTAGGGTTCCGCATAAACGGATCGGGATTATTCTCACCCATCAGCTCGCGAAAGCTCTGTGGTCGTTGGCCTTGTTGAGCTTGAGCCGCTTGCGTCAGTTGGTCTTCCAGGTTCCCACCAGCAAATCCGGGAGTCCGTCGCAATAAGTCTCGAAGTGATGCCATTAGCTAAACCCCATCGCGTCTTCAAGTGTCCCTCCGCTCGGAGGCGGCTTCTGTCCGGGAACGTCCCAATCATCTACTCGGTAAAATCGGTCTTCTGGTTCAGACTCTGAATAGCCGACCCCGCCAAACGGCTTTCCGAGCAACCAACCGTGCGCCAGCACAAAGCAAACCCCTCCTATCCTTATGCCGTCTTCTCGGTAATTAGTTCCACAGTCAAGGAAACTCCATTTCCTAGCATTCCAAATAGATAGGTGCCAAGCGCCTTTCCCGAAACCCAATGCCCATCGTTTGCGCGATAGCCACACACTTGCGCTTACATCCTTACGCCGCAATTTGAGATACCACCAACAACAAAGTATTTCCCATCTACCGCTTTGACTTGTCTTGAGCATCTTAGCTTGCCTTTGCTGCGGGTCTTACTACAGGCCTGGGTTTCAATTTAGCTACGGCCTTCTGGTTCTCACCCTGTAACTTTGTCGCCGCAAGCTGATTCTCCCCTTGTTGTTTTGCTACAGCGATTGCTGTTTCCGACTCCATCGCCTTCAACTTCAAATCGTTTTCATTGTCAGCTTGAGACATAGCCACGTCAGCTTCAATCTGCGTGCTCTCATCTTGCTCTTGAGGCGGTGCTTGTTCTTGCTGTAACGCCGCCGCGCCCAATGCCATCGGCGCTTGCCCTGCTGCGGCTACGATGCCAGCATTCAAAGACGGCGGAATCTGTTTCTGCGTTTCGTAATTCATGTGCAACCAATAAACTTCAGTCACAGCCTCGCGCAAAATAATATCAGACTCTTGGCCTTGTTTAAGATCGAGAAAATCTGCGTACCAATCCGCCTTCTCTTTGTGCTTGGGTTCAATAACCGAAATTGGCGGCTGAATCGTCTGAGCCAACATCTTCGGGTCAGAAACTCCCGCCTGAAGGTTCAGCTTCATTTGTTCGAGTCTATCGAGGCACAACGTTGAAATATCGTCATCGCTCTCGTTACCCCAAGGGATGTTAAACGGCGCTGCGGTCGCACGGAAAAACTCAGGATCAGCCTTCTTTAACTGCGCTGCTATTGGTGCGCCACCAAACGATTCAAAGAACACCCTTACATCTGTCTGCTGACTAAAACTTGTAACCGGAAGCTCTGAATTAGGAACTAACTCAAATACAACCTTGCCCTTCAAGTCGCGCCCTGAAACCATTCTTCCCCGTGCATTACCTTTGCCCGGAAAGTATCTTTCAGTCGCATCGTGCTTCGCTACAAGCTCTACGATTCGCTTGGCTATTGTTACTCTTGCTTGGGCTTTAGTCGCGAGCATTGGGCCATAAAGTGAATTAGCCAAAGCGTTGCTTATCTGCGCTCCGGTAGCCGTTCGGTTATCAATGCTTAACACGTCCGAAAACTCGGTTGCGAAAGACGAAATATCGGCCATCTGCCGAAGGAACTGAGTACCGTAGTTTATATATTGCTGACTGACATTTCCCGGATTACCTAGAAAGAACGCATCCTTCAGTCCTAAATTTGGCGGCAAGAGACTCATGTTTATCCCAACATTCTTGCCGGGAGTAAACAGATACTCATCCTGATCGTCATGTAGGAATCGAGAGTCTGTCAGAATTGCCGGAGTCGCGGTCATTGCCAAGCCTTGATAAATCTGGCCGTCTACCGCGTTGAATCTTCTCTGCACGGCGGCAGTGTCTTCCATGCCTCGTCCTGCGCCGGAATCCGACTGCATAATCCACTGACCTGTAATCGCTTGCTGTTTGTGGGATTCGCTCGCATACACTCCTACGACTACCGACATGTCGTTAAGACCAACAATACAAACAGGCTCCTTGAAGAAATCACTCATGCGGCCTTTGGGAATCGTCTGCCCCGATACAGTCACAGATTCTTCAATTTGAATCTCTGCCATATCTTCAAGCGACACCCAAAACTCACACATAGTCGGTTGGCGATCAGTATTGCGGCCATAGCCATAAGTTGACTGGTTCGACTGGCCTTGAAAAGCCTGTCCGGCATAGGCAAGGGCATGAAGAATCTCTAATCCCCGATCACTGGAACTATCCGTGTCGGGAATAACTACGTCCCCCAACATTAAGTTCACAACACCCTGAGTGATTCTTTGACGGAAGATCGCCCAACTTGACTCTTCAAGGTCTTTCGATAAGTCCCATCTCCATCCTTGAAACGGAGTACGAATCAATTCCGGTTCACCCACTGGCCGAGACTCACCCATCCGAATTTGATTCAGGTTAATCATTGTCGGCGGTTTAACGTCCACTGCCCCACTTTGACACTCTGGGCAAACTTCGCCGTCAAAGTCTTGGGCGCGTCCGACAAAAGAGCATTCCGCGCACTCTCCGTACCCATCATCAGACTGCTTTTGGACTTGAGAAACTTGGCGTTCCTGAACCGACCACCCACCCTTAAAAGGATTCCAACGAACGATATGAATGAACATTCCATTCGTCAGTAAATCCAGAGCTTCCCTACGCGTAAACTTCGAGGTGTACCACTCCGTCTCATAACAATCAACCACAGGTCTACATGCCTGAGCCGCCGCAATAGACTGCGGAGTATCATCTCCCGCTCGCATGTTTACATTTGGATTTGAGGCGGTGATTTTCGATTCGCAAATCTGAGAATGAAAACCCATCATGTTCATTGCTGTCTGACGGTAAGTATCGTCATTGGCAATCGGGCGCACATAATAGCCAACGCCATAAGGACGACGAACTAAAAGTTGATTGCCAGTTCTAAATAAAGCAACTAACTGCGCCATTGAGTAAAGTTCATTCCACGCAGATTCCTCATACTTCATTCGAGCTTGGTAAACACGTCTTACGGCCTTTTCAAACTCCGAGGCTTGATCGTCAGAAGCGGGTTTTTTATCTTGAAGTAACTTTTGAAGAGGTTTTATTGGCGCGAAGTTCGCGCTATTGCGTGCGAGGGGAACTGAGAGTTGGGTGAAATTAGCTGCCACAAGGGGGTCACACGTTAGCCGATTGTCGGCTCATCGTTAAACTGTTTACGTCGAGCAAGTTCTTTCAAGTAATCCTGTTGCGCTCTACGAGGGTCAACGCCATGAGTAATCGCATCCACAAGCCACTCTTTTTCAAACTCGTCTTTCTCTATTCTGGTAAGCGCTTGCCACGGGTCAACTTGCTCCACAAACCTTGAACGTCGAGTTTCAGCCGGAGCGTCACGAGGTACTATCCCCACCATCCCTCGACCTTGCAAACATGCCGCCGACGCAAAAGCGTCTTCTCTGCTCATGTTTCGATAACGTTCTGCTTCGGCCTGAGCAGAGATTTCAATAATTCGCGTCTCAGCCCTGAGTGCCCGATTGCGCCAGTACCGAATTCTTGCTAAGAGTCGAAAGAATTTCATTTCTTAGCTTTCTTAACTGCCTTCACAGCCTTCTTAACCGGAGTCTTTGGTGCCGCTTTCTTCTTGGGCTTCTCTTCCTCTACTTCGGCAACTAGTTCCTCTTTTACCTCTTCGGGAACTTGAGCGAATTGTTTCGAAAGCGGATGGAATCTCTCAGGTTGCAACACCTCAATCACGTTCTGCTCAAACGTCTGGAAGATTCCGCCTTCACTTGTTGGGTATCCTAAAGTTGCGACGTTTTGAGCACGATCCAAGAGTCTCTGGCGATAGCTTTCTTCCAAGTCATCAAACACCGGAGCGGAATCCGTGCGTGCAGCGTTCCACGCATTACGCGCTAACTCGGTAATATCGTGCATGGCTACCCCGTTATGAGATTCGGCCCAAGGAACCCATTGTAGATCGCGGGATTTTGCGTGGCCCATGTCAATTCCGCAAGGGATAACGGAGTGGTTGCAGACTGCACTCTCGTTGCAGAAAAATCGCCAAGATTGATCCCTTCTTGGATTGCTTTTGCAATAGCCAGACGTTGGGCTGGCGACTCCGCCCCCGCAGCAACAACAGCCGCGTTGACCAGATCGATCAAGTCTTGGCCCGAAGTCGCAGCAGTAATCCCTGCTGTCGTTAAATAACCTTGCACTCCTGCTTGGAGCGCGGCGTATCCACAGAGGGCACTTGTCTCTCTGTTATCGGTTGTGTAGGTTAGCAATCCGCTCATGTGATTTCTCCCTTAAAGTTTTTCCTCTACCGCGAGCACCTTTTGCTAGGTCATAAGTGTTCGCTAATGTAACACCGAACATTGGCGCTAGATGAATCGGTTTCACCCCTTGATCATAAAGTCTTTGCATTTCAAGGACACGCTCATCTGAAATTTTTGAACCATAATGGCTTTCACCGCTCGGCATGATGTCATCACGTAATCCTATTCTCCATGCGTGATCGATATTCTCTTGACGTGTTGCCCACTCTAAATTATCAGTCCAGTTATTCGCCTTGACTCCGGTTTTATGATTAACCTCCGGCTTATTCTCGGGGTTCGGAATAAACGCAATTGCGACAAGGCGATGAATCTTAGGGCAAGCGCGATTCGTACCACGCACGTTGAGGTATGGATAACCCGAGCTGTCGCCAGCCGCTCCCTGAATAATTCTAGGTGAGTCGGACAGTTCTCCGCGTGCTCCGTTGCTCCATCCCTTATTAGCAACGATTACCCACCAAGAGCGTATTCGCCCCTGACTAGAAACGTCGTATCCTTCAAAGATCGTCTTACGCCAAAATTCAACTTGCGAACTCTGCCACTGAGACAGTAGTATCAAACTTGTCATAGCATCTCCTTAATCAGTAATGCTGTGATCGGGCGGCGAGCTTGCGAGAGCTTAGTCGCCCAACTTAATTTTCAATGCTTCCCGACCTTTATATGTTCAATCCCTCGTCTTTTCGGTTTCTTTGCGTGGTCAGGTAAACCCTTTGGTGATTGACCGCTAACGTATTCTGCTGCAACCGCGCGAGACAGCCCCGACTTCTTGACGCTTCCGTGCGCCACGGCTTGCATGAATCGAAATTGGGCAGTAGATTTAGCAGGCAATCACCATAAACCTCTCTGGGAGCGTAGTCTAAAGGTAAACTGCTTTAACTGCAACAACTTTCGCTGCTTTACCTGAGACTTTGCCCGAACTGGTCTTTGGGCTTAGGAAGTCTCGCTTTCAGTTGTCGCTTGGCGAACCAATTTGCCATGTCGCTTGTCATTGCTTTTTGGGTTGGGTCTATGTCAGTTCTTTGAGCAAGCTCAGAATCGTGGTATCCAGCGGGTATAATGGATTGAATTCTTTGAGCCAATGTCATGGGCTGCTGAACTGGCCCAAATGCTACTGTCAGCATTCTTGTTGAATCGCAACTGTCCTCATCGGCTTTCATTGGCTGCTCAACAGTCATTCCTGATTTAGTTTCTTCCACCTTTCGCATTTTCCATTTATAAGCCTGATCGCGGTGAATCTTTAGCCCCAAATCATCCTTCATGTCGGAAGCGTGAAACTGTTCTGGGACAACTATATCGAACCACGCGGGACACCCGATCTTCCATAGACCATCTGCCCCCTTTTCGTCTCTATGAAATGGATGCGGTTTAGATTTATCAGGGCGAAGGAAATGCCGCCATTGTGCGATTCCAGCGGTCTTCGCGGAATCGCAAGGGTGAAAGTGCCAGCCATGCTCGCCATTCAGAACTAACTGTTCACCTAGTTTTTCATGCGACATGAACTCTCGCTGAATCTGCTCACTAGGCCACATGCGACCACGAACCGCAACTTCCATGTCTCCAATCGTAGTTGAAGTAAACACGCAGCCCCGATAACGAAAGATGCTCCCTGCTAAGGGATAGCCTTCTGGAACCTTAGAGAGAAACGTCCACGCGGATTTGTGGCCAGTTGTGTAACCAATATCAAGCCCAACATCGCAAGCCCATGCGGAAGGAATGCGATTGGTTTTGTATAGCGCCTCAAATTGCCCCCAAGTAATCAGGTGGGTTTTCAACACCCGGTCATCATATTCAGGCAATACGCGATCATCCTGCTCACCAGAGAAGTCATGCTGGTACTCAGCCATGAAACCATCAAGCCCCGAACGATCAAGAAACGACTGACATTCAGCCATGTCGATGTGCGGCCACGTCGGTTTACCGCTCTTGATAATGCTGCGAGGCCCGCGAGGGGTAATCTCATGCTGGATTTCTATTTCCTCAAACGCCTTAATTGCTTCATCGCCCTTGCGCAGCGCTAGAATGTCAGTCTGCCGCGTGTGCATCCGATTCAAAACTGAATTGGAGTGAATGAGATTTTGCGCAAAAACCACTTTCGTTCGCGCTGTGCCCATTGGCAGGATTTTCTTGGCTATGCGACGTTCTTTTTTGAGAATTACTTCAGGCGAGTCATCGTCATCGTCGATGTCATCTAAAATTATGAGACTTACACGATTGTCACCGCGCTTCCATCCACGAATAGCCTTATCTAACCCAACTGGACGCACCGCCCAACCATTAGCGGTCATCAAGTAATCTTGTCGCCAGCCGTAACCTTGAATTTTCGCTTTCTTGTTAGCTTTATGCTCCCCTACTTCCGGCTTTTGCATTGCTGGGTAGGATTGAGACAGCGCTCCTTCTTGCTCTATACGCTCTCTAATGGCCTCTACGTGCGCCTCAGCTTGTTCTGCCGTGCCGGAGACATACAAGACAAAGCCTTTTCCAATCAAACATCCCTCACAGATTGCCAACCACTCGGCGTTGGTCGATTTTCCTAAACCACGCCCCCAGATAGCAAAGTAAGTTAGGTCTTCCAAGTCCATTGGCTTGCCGTGCTTCTGTTTCTCAGTGAGCGGCCAATACCAATTCCAGATGTCCTTATGAAACTCGGAAAAATCCCCCGTGAACGAATGTGGCCCCATCATCTTGAGCCACGCTTCGTAGCCTTTGACTTCGGTTAAATAACCCCGATTTGCCTGAAGATACTGAGCAACCTTCTGGTAGTTTTCAGGCTGATTCACCTTCAGCCATTCAAGGATTTTATTGAGTTGTTCGGCTGTGCAGGTCTTAATAAACTGGTAGGTCTGTTCGAGGGTTACTTCGGGCACGGTAGAATTATACCACTCAGTGGCCGCGTGGCTGATTATTTGTGAGGTACTTTTCTATCTTGTGGGCTAGTTCTGCGTTCATGTCTAAACAAAGCCCTTCTTCATGGCTCTCTTCCAGAACGCACTCAGCATCCAACTCTAGATACGCCGCTCCCAGCATGTCGAATAGTTCTTCTGAGCCTGACTCGCCTTGAAGCCCGCAGGTAGATGCAAGGTCATTCAGGGAGTTGTAAATGCTTTTAGTCAGCGGTGTCCACATTTTCTGTTTTTACGTCAATACAAACCAAGTTGCGGGTGTGAAAGATTCTCTTGTTTCTGATTGCGAACCTGTAAAGATGCTTCAAGGCCATCTGATCGCCATTCATTAAGTTTCTGATTTCAGCTTCGTGAAGTCCACCGTGTAGTGTAACTCCGTCTGCATCATCCCAAACTCGACCATACTCTGTGATTTTCTTGGAGGTTGTGAGCGCGGGGTGTTCAGGCAGATTTGCACCGTTTGGTAACGCTTCTGTCGTGTCGTCAAAATTAGTAGATTCCATGCTATAATTTGCGGGACTAGCAGACGTGCGATGCGCCCGCTAGCCCCAACATCTTAGTTCGATAGGAGAACCGCGATGCCTGCCAGAAAGTCTATCACAAATCAGCGATTCCACAGTCTTATAGCTTTACGCCCTACCACCGAACGCCGACAAGGGACTATCGTTTGGGAGTGCCTTTGCGATTGCGGAAACACCGCTTTCGTAAAAGCAGTTAGCCTTGTCAACGGCCACACTAAAAGTTGCGGGTGCGCTAGGGGGAGGCATCGGCTCGATTTAACTAATAAGCGATTTACGCGACTGCTTGCTTTGCGTCCGAGCGGCAGAAAACGAAAGCAACTAATTGAGTGGGAATGTTTGTGCGATTGTGGGAAAACGCATTACGCAAGTTCTTGCAACCTAGTAGGAGGCACCGTAAAAAGCTGTGGGTGTCTAAATCGAGATGTCGTGCGCGAACGGAATACCACTCACGGGAAATCAAGAAATCCAGAATATGCCGTTGAATACGCAGCGTGGAACAATATGACTCAAAGATGCCTGTCGGCTCTTCATCCTTCGTATTCAGATTGGGGCGGTCGCGGCATTACCGTTTGCCCGGAATGGCAAGGTAAAACTGGATTTGAAACGTTTCTCCGAGATATGGGAAAACGACCTTCACCAGAACTTTCGCTACATCGAATCAATAACGACGAGGGCTATAACCCTATTAACACAAAATGGGGCAACAGCGAAGAGCAGAACTCAAATAAACGTACGAATCACTTGGTAACGGCTTTTGGGGAGACATTAACCGTGTCACAATGGGTACGCAAAACGGGATTAAAGTTTCAAACGATTACATCTCGGCTCAAGCGGTGGAGTCCTGAAGATGCTCTTAGCCGCCCTCTTCAAACGAAGGTCTCTCACCAAGAAAGCATCGCCTGATCGCGTGTCTTAACTCCGGGGGCATTCGTAATCAAATTGGCTATGTTGAACTGTTCAGCAGCAAGTTGCTCGTTCCGACTCAAGGTGACCATCATTTCCTTGCGCTTGTTTGAATTCGATTGTGGATCGTTACCTTCCCACTCTGCCATTGCTAGCAACCCTAGGGCGGCACGGAGTTCCACGACATCACAGTCCTCATCCGGCAGCGGAGATGCGGTTAACGCTGTGACGCCTACGTTGTTGGCGTTCTGCAAGTATTTAATGGAATAAGAACATCCGTATTGAGGGGTAGGCTCAAATTGAATGTACGGAAGGTTGTTTGTCCAAAAAATCGCGCAGCGAAGTGCCGTATGCCACGGATCGTTCCAGTTCCCCGTAAGCCAATAACCCGCATTGGCCGGAAGCCCCCAATTAAACGCAAGGTCTTGTGGGGTGTAAAAAGGAATGCGGCGAACAACAAAATTACTGTCGCCTGTATCGTTCACGGTTATTACAGAAAGCGGAGTTCCGAAATCGTTAACACCTATCTGGTAAGTGTTCTCTCCGGGTGAAACATCAACACTTGTGGTTCCAAACTGCCATACATTTCCTGAGTTCCGTTTCTGGCGGAACAAATTTCTGATCTGACTACAAACCTCTTGGAGTAATTGGGCGTTTCCCGGCCTCTGCGCTCGCGGATCATCTAAGCGTATCAGCGTGCCGTCCATCATTGAGTTGATAGTGCCCATTTACTCCTTCTTTACGGCTTCACAGTGACGTTCGTGCGCCTTCTGACCTGCTAGGGTAGGGGAAGTCCTGCCACACCCGCTACAGGCGAATTCTGCCACTTCAAGCGGTGGAATTACAGGGTTGGGCAATCGCTCGTCACTACTTGCGGTTATTACCTCATGCTCGGTAGTGGCCACTGCACCTGAGAATCCTGAATAACCCGATGCTCCGGGAAACCCGTCGTAACCTTCAAGGTCAGACATTATTTCAGTTACAGGTTGGGCTTTCATGGTGTCTTCGGTGATGATTGGCGCGTCTTGCTCTTGTCGCATTCGCTTTAATTCCGCTTTTTCTTCAGTCTGAGCCTGTAGCCACGCGGCAAACATCTCCTCAAGACGGCTATTCGGATTCACTTTAGCATCCTGCCGAATCTCGCGGTCTTTCCGCGCCATGCCCAATTGCTCAAGAAGCACCAAATCCATCTGCGTATAGCGCGGGATGTACCCAGCACGACCCGCAGACTCTCGCATCATGTGATGGACGTTCTGAATCGCCGCGTCTGCGTAATCACGGAACTGAATTAGCGATTCGTGCATTTCATCCACGATGGAAATCAACGACGTATGGATACGCGCCTCGTCCAGCAGCGACTCTATCTCGTCCAGCAGCGTTGGGAGTATTGGGTACGTTGGAAAGATTGTTTTCTGGAGCTGCCAAATAGTTGGATCAACATAAATCTCGTCAATTTGCTGAGGACGATAAGGATGACCCTTTAACGTGGTCAGCTCCACAACGCCGCGCTGGACGTTAGTTTGCGTTAAGTTTTCTGCGCCAGTTAGAATCGCGCCCACCTGCTCTCCCGGTAGCGCAAGACGCCCTACCAGACTTCCGTACGGTGACGGGCCACCAATTGCCAAGTTACCGAATCCCGGCTGGAACTGCCCTTGTGACGGCGGCAGCGCTGGCGGAACATACCCTTGAGGTATTGGCTGCGCAAAGTAGCCAGCTCCCAAGGGGTTGGTGCCGACCATTTTTTCAACGTAGCTATAAGGAAGAAAGTCATGCGTGTCTTTCAGCAGCGGGGTGATACGTCCCTTGCGAAGAAAGTTTTTAACGTAGCGAAGGCAGGGATTCTGAATCTCGATGCCTCCCGCTTTCGTCCACCACCGGGATCGTGCAATCTCGGCATCAATCAATGAACCAAGAAAAGCCAAATATCTCGGCTGTTCAAGTTCTTGATTGGTTTTAGGCGGCTCAAAAATTCTTCCATCAGGTGCGAACCCCTGACTAATCTGCTTCTCTACAACGCTCATGCAATCTCCTTTAAGTTAGTGTGTACAGTCTCGATCCCTTTTGTTTTTTGAACCCAGAGGGCACTGGGGCTTTAGCTGACTTAACCATCGAACTTACCGTAACTGGCGATCTCAAAAATAAATCTACTGCCTCACGATCAAATGCCTCTACATCGGCCCGGTCTTTTTCAAAAGCCCTGTCATGCGCGTTTTTAACTTCTCGTTGCGCATGTGTCGCTTCAAAAAACCTTGTGTCAGCAAATGGATCGACATCAGGATCACGCTTGGACTCCCACGCCACCTTCCGAATCCATCCCATCAGGTTTTCATCCGGCTCGATGGGTATCCCTTCACAGAAGCCTTCGCAAGTACAGTCAAATAAGCACGGACAGCATTTCCCGTTGTGGTCGGTGTGTAGCTTTAACTCAACGTACTTCTCCGAAGGACACGGGCCTTTCAAGTCCCAAACAGCCCCATCCTGCTTCTTGTAACGAATTGCTTCCCACGTTGGGCCAAACTGCTCCCACTCCAGCCGTTGAAGCAATCCCCACCGTTTAGGGGCTTCGAATTCTCCGTTTTCATTGCGACCGTTACAAAAAAACGGGAACGTGTATCCCGGTGGATCGTCTCCCAGCTTATGAGGCATCCAGCGATATTCATCAGGACACCAAATGAGCTTGATAAGCGGCTTACCGTCTGCCGTACCAGTGATTTGATTGATACGTTTCTGATAAGCCGCTTGGTTAATTCCGCGAGGTGCAGTTGAACTCATGCGTAGCCGTAAACGGTTGCTCCAGCCGTAGCCGTGCCAATACCTACCTTATCAGTCAAGGTCACGGTCTGCCCGCTGATAGAAAACACGCACGTTCCACACTCTACGCGCTGCGGCTGCTTCATTTGGGTTGAATAGGTTCCGGTATCCGCCGCCGCCGAAGACGCGCCCGTAATGAGCAATTCTTCTTTCACGAACCCGGCCTCGTCAGGGGAATATCCGTTCTGTCCCGCCGCGAGAGTTATCGTCAAAGTAGCAGGCATTTAGTTGCCCTCCTATGGTATACTTACCGAAAATTTAGTTGCGAGCGAGAGGCTAAATTCTCGCCCGCGATAGAACATCACGTTAGCTTAAAGGAGAACGTAATGCCCGAACTCGATCTTACCATTCTTTCAAAACTCCGTCAGCAAACTTCCAAAAACACTAAACGAGTCAGTATCGTAGGGCAGGAATTTCACCGACTGACCGTCTACGCTCTTGCAGGCTATGCCAAGACCGCGTCAATGATGAGCTACTGGCTGTGTCGCTGTACTTGTGGCAATTTCCGAATCGTCGCCAAAGGAAAATTAAAGAACGGCTCGACCAAGTCTTGCGGCTGTTTCATTAACGAAATCCGTGGAAACAATAACCGAACCCACGGAATGAATAAAACCCCAACCCACAGACGTTGGAGCGACATGCTGACCCGCGCAACCAATCCGGCCTACAAGCAAGCTAAGGACTACAGCGAGCGTGGAATTACCGTTTGCGACGGCCTGCGAAAGTTTGAAGGCTTCTTTGCCCTTTTAGGCGAAGTACCCCCAAGGCATGAAATTGACCGCAAGGATAATAACGGTGGCTATTGGTGCGGCTCTTGCGAAGAATGCTTATCAAAGAACTGGCCAATGAACGTGCATTGGGTTTCAAAAACAATCAACACGCGTAACACTCGGAAAAACGTATTTCTAACCCATGAAAATGAAACTCATTGCATAGCGGAGTGGGCAGAGATTACAAATCAAAGCCCACTCCTTATCGCAAAACGCAAACGATCAGGCTGGCCTGACGACGAATGCTTGGGTTTCAAAGAACGGCCTAGCGCGGATCGCTATCGCCGTAACAAGTAACGGGTGTTTCCCATCCCGATGACAGGCTAATTTCCCATACCCGTAACTGTTTGGGTAGTAATTCCGGTTGTCGAGGCTCTTTTCACTGTCGCGACTGCCATAGTGTCGTCAATCGCCAGCGTCCAGTTCGTTCCCCACATGCGGTAGAACGAACGCGAACCAGTCGAGTTTACGCCGGGGAGGTTTCTCCACGACAGCCCATCAGGATCAATGTCGCCAAATTCTAGATTGGTATGCTTCTGGATTGCGCCCTTGAAGAAGCTGGAACGATCTTCATCGTAGTCAGCGATCTCCATAATGCGGGTTCCGTCCGCGTCTTTGTAGATTTTGCCGATGTCCACAGCCGGAGCATCGTCACCCGTGCGATGGAAGCCGTAACCCTGCTTGCGCAGGTCAGACATCAATCCGGGGGTTGTAATGTTGGTTAGCTGAGATCGTGCGTTGTCATCCATGTTCAGGGTGACAAGCATGGTCTTGATGGTTTCGCGGTCAGTGACAGTGAATTTCGCGCCCGCGAGATCAACCGTGGGGCAGTTCAGGATCGTGTCTACCGAAGTGTCGCGACCCTGCATGATGCGGTTGTTGTTGTCGATGAGTCCGGTAAGGCCCATTGGCGCGGCGTTGTAGCCACCTACATCGCAGATTGGATTTCCCGAAGTTACAACACCGGACAGCAATGTAACGGTCGCAGTCGTCTTGTTATTTGACGAAGTAACCAGAATAGTACCCTCTGGGAGACCAGTCGTGGTGTCGTAGGATTGGTAATACTGATTAGCTTTGAGCCTTACAGCGCCCTTTGTATGCCCCGGCGCGGCTGCGGCTGCGGTTTCACAAGTAAGAGTCTGTCCAGCGCCAACTACGGCCAAGCTCGACCCTGCGTAGGCCATGATGTCGCCGCCGTTGCCACACGCGAAGAAGTCTTGGTGCTGTGCCGCCGCTCCGGTCGTCTGCTTGATGATGTCTTGGATGGTAAACATGGCCTGCGCTTTCTTCGGGCCGTTGTTGCCGCCAGCATCATTCAAGAGCAGCAGATCGAGAACAAGGGGAATCGTGTACATCTGTGGGACAGCCCACATGCTGTCTGACTGAGACGGAATAGCGCGGTTGTTATCCGGTTGCGAAATCGAGGGAAGCGAGTGACCACCTGCCTGATTTTTGTTGAAAAAGAATCTGACACCTCGTTGACTTACGACTTCACCTGTCGTGATTTCATCAATGGCGTTCCAAAGAGGAGCGCGAAGTTTGAACCAGTCCTTAGAACGGACTAGCTGGGGCTGATACCAGTCAACCCAATTTGTGACTGTAGTTACGTCAGGCATGAATTTTACTCCTAGCTAAGAGTGCGTCGTCTTAGCCATACTGGCGCCCAAGCTCTGCACGGGTAGGCCACGGATTCTGTGGATCGTGAGTTTGAGCAGTAGCTTTCGTCGGATCGTAACTGCCACCATTGGCGTTAGGTCGCGACGGGGCTACTCCGTTCAAGATATTATTGTGACCCGTGGCTTTCATTCCGAATGTTTGACCTTTTTTCTCCAAAAGACGGCTGGATAGCTGATTTGCGTAGTAACTCAGCAGTTTCCGGTTCCTTTGGGCTTCATTATTCAACATGGTTACATCCTGTCCCGGCTGATAGCCGTTACCGTTGGCTCGTAACTTCTGTTGATAGGTCAAATGTCCGTAATTTCTAGCGTTATCACCGAATCCCTTGGCCGCGTTGTCCAGTTCACTCAGGAATTTATCGTCTATAACCCCTATTTCCTTGAGGAGCGGTAGAACGAAAGGCCGCGTCTGCTCGTTTATCAACCCAACCACGGCTAAAGTCACCGTAGCCGCCTCAGCTTTATTACTTGCTTCGGCTTGCTGGTTGTATTGAGCTATTGCTTGCGCGTCCATTCCCTGTGGTGGATTATTCGGATCAAGTGGTTCGATGAGTTTGCACTGATCGACAACTGATTTGTGGAAAGTGGTCATGGCCTCAGAAAGTTGAGTGCGCACATTCTCATCGCCCGCCTTTTGAGCTTCCGCCTGAAGCATCTGCTCTCTTTGCTGGGCGATTTGTTGATCTTGCTGCGCCCTTTGCTCTCGTTCCTGAATCAAGTCATTCTTGAGCTTTTGTTCGCCCAAGTAATCATTGATGAATTCAGGATCGTTGGTAGCAAGAGCTTCCCGTTTCTCATAAGGGAGCTTCTTGAAGGTGTCTTGAAGTTCCGGTTTGACTACGGCCAACTGTTCTTCTGTTGCCTGCCACTGCGGAGCTACGGCAGAAGGTTCTACGCCTCCCAGAATCTTTAGAGCGTTAGCCCTGCGGTCCGGGTCAGCGGCCATGTACTTGAGCGCCTTCTCTATCCGAGGTTCTCCACTTGCAGAAACTCCATCGGCTAGATCAGCAAACAAGAACTCTGCTCGCTGCGGGTCAAGCGATTGAATGAACCGTTCTGTGCTCGGCACGAGACGACCATCTTGGTTTTCCCATCCGAGTAACGCCTCTCGCATGTCTACCAAACTCTGAATTTCTTCAGGGGCAGAAAACTTGTCGGCCACTGGCTCGAACGTCTTCCATTTCCCTTGAAGTTCGGTAAACTCGGTTGAGCGTTTTTCGTAAGCCTCGCGTAGTTGCGCCAACCCCTTTGCATTCGGAGCGTTCTGCGCTACAAGTGCCTTTAGCTCATCGGCTGAAGGTAAACCTGCGAGCGGATCGTCCGGTGTTTGTTGGGTTGCGTTTTGATCTTGAACAGACTGCGATTGTACGTTCGCCAACGAAGAGTCTGTTGTAGCTTGCGGTGCGGTCGATGAATCCGCTGAAGAAGAACCTTCATTGCTAACCGCTACAGAATTAGCCACATCGGGGGTGCTAGATAAACTAGCTTCAGGAGTCATATTAAACGGAGATTAGTTTAATGACCGAAGGATGTCAATTGTTTTGTTAATGTTTTACTTTAACTCTAGCTTGGCGGGTCTGTCGGGCTAGAGATTATAGGTCTTTTGGTGTAAGTGGCAAGGTTAAGAGTTGGAGCAGAGTCAGCCCCGCGAGGCGTGATCGGGCATGTCACGATCCTTTGCACTCGCCTCATTGCGAAGCCTCCTCTGCATAACGCTTGGCCGCATCGTTGGCCGCATTCTGAATCCACTGAATCGGATTGCTACCCGTGTGACCTTCGGGCGCGTAGCAGTCATCTTGCCACGCTTCCGTGTGGTGGTAGGTTTTTCCGGCGCACGCTACGGCAGACAAAATGCGGTCAATCTCCGTAACGCCCGTAGGCTCAAAGCTATAGTAGTAAGCGTCCATTCTCATTTGTCGAATCCTAGTCGCTTGCGAAATTGACGTTCTTCTTCGCGCCTGTCGCGCAACCACTCAAAACCTAAAGACTGAATACCTTCATGGCGAAGCTGCTTACGATACCTGTCGAATGCTTTCTCGTTGCGAGTTCGGATGCAGTTTGGGCCGCAACCTGAGGAGTGTAGTCCCTTGCACTCTAATGGACATTCAATCAGTCTCGGTTTATTAGCCATTTTGCTCCTTTGACGAAATTCCGTACGGACGCGGTTCAGGCTTCCCGCAAGGGTCGCAGATTCGGCAATGACTAGATTCACAGGCGCGACAATTCGTGCAACCATGTTCTAGGGGGTCTTGATATTTTCTTTCGTCTGCCGATGTCCAATTTGGGAGCGGCTTTTTACACCGAGGACATTGCCGCAATTCGACGGTGCACAGCTCCCCACAGGTATTACATTTCTTAATTCGTGGAATTGAAGGCTTTACACTAACAACCTCAATCCGTCCTACCCAATATCCGCGCTTCCAGACCTCAAAAGACGCATTCACGGAATCAGGCTGGCCGCGTTTGCGCCATTCTGTAGTAATCGCGTTATTCCGGTCAGCAAGAGATAAATCGTTGCATATTCCCTCCGCGTAACCGTCACGGAAGTCAGCGTTTTGATTATCAGGATGCTCAATATCACCCAAGTCACCAAACATAGCCGCAATAATAGGAAGCACTTTACCTGCCTTTCAGTTGATTGATTTCACTCTCTAGGTTCGCCGCGTAGTCGGCAAGTTCAGCTATGGCGATAGAATCAGTTCGGCGTTCTTCTTCGCGCTTTTGAACTTCTGCTAAAGCCTCTCGAAGTTCTTGCTGATACTGCCGAATGGTCGGAATGCAATAACACTTCCGACTAGAACCTTGTAAGACTTCTCGTTGTTGCCCGCAAAAGCGACAGTTACCTTCTCCGTTAGGGCTTTCAAATCGCGCTATTTCTGCCGCGTACTCTCGATTACCCTCAACTAAACATTGATTTCTCTCGTGAAGCGCGGTCGCTGTCAACGATAACTCGCGGTTAGCGTCAACCAATGCGTTGTTCTCTTGCGCTATTGCTCCTAGTTGAGCCTCAAGACTTTGAATGATTTTCTCGCTACTCATTAAACTCACCAAATTCAGGCTAATAGGTCGTTCGTTACTCCGACGCGGCCTTGATGCTGGTTGACCTCCAGAGGCGGGATGCGATCTTCCGATCCGTGGCTCCCACACTAAATCCGCCTTCCCTCGATATTAGTCGAGCTTCCCACTGTGTTGCGTGTCTACTACCACGCCGCTATTAGCCCTTTCTGCGTAAGGTGGGGCTTGACACCCACTTCCGAACTTACTTCACGGCGACCTACGGAGTCGAACCGTAGACTGTTCGGAAAACTCTCGAAGCCGAAACTTCCCCCGATGAGTTACAGTCAAAATGCCGTGTCGCTTCTGCGTTTCCTTCAACGCCGCTTACGCAAAACTATTCCCCAAAAGCCAGCTCTATAGCCGTGTCAACTCTGGCTATATGTTCGTCATCCTTAACTTTTGCCCAAACGATAAACTGCACCTTTTCCACGGAAGAGCCGAACCCTATCGGTTTATAGGTTCCGTTTGAAACAACAGAGAAGACCTCGGCTCCAACGTTCTCCATCGCGTTCGCTATCAAAAGTGCGGCAAAGTCATCTTCGGCATGACGCAGCATTATTTGAGTCATTTCTTGTCCCACTTTGCCGACCAACACTTCGGACATTGACGCGGCCTTTTGGCCGTTCTCGCGTACCACCTATGCCCACACTTCTTACATTCCTTCATTACAAGACATTGTACGCTTATCGCGGTGGAAGTCAAGCCCTAAAAACAATTCAACCTCGCAAATTTCTTCACGAGGTTGAAAAGTGTTGTTGTTACGGATGGTCGGCTAACCGGAAAGAGTCTACCACAAAAAGTGCTTGCCTCAAAGCGCAAAATGCTCGATAATCGCCGCGTTGTTGTTACGCGAGCCATGAAGTCCTTCCGATTCTATCAACTCACGTAACATCCGTTAGAGGTCGGCACGGTGAAATACGTTATGAGTTTATCTAACCTTCGTAAATCTCAGAAAATTAAAGGTTCGTGGCCGACAGAGTGCAAGTGTGGGAAACGCAGGCAACGGGTAGGTAGTCGATCCTACAAATAAACGCTACGTCCTGCTCCATATGCTCGAACTGCCTAACACGCAGACCCTACTAACCACACCCAAGCTCTACCGAATCGAAAGCCTGCAGCAACCTCAAGAGCAGGATCATCCCTTTCGAGCAGGGAATCGTTCTGCCTTATTGACATTCTTTGGTTAGGGTAGAGGGTTGAGCAGCTTCAGCTTTTCTTGCTACTTCTCTTAGAATTCTAGCTAAATCTGGCAGTTCGCATACTTCGTGTTCATTGTGTGCCGTGCAGTCTGAACATTTATGCGCTTCGATTTGTTCGGCAATGGCAAGCAGGATTTCCGTTGAGGTCATTTAACTTGCTCCGTCTAGTTTACTTTCAGGGGAGTCCGAATGATCGTGAAATTCATCAACGACAGTTAGCGGATACTCACAGTCTTCGTGGCTCGGAACGTGCGGACAAACGCTTCGTGGTTGCCCGTCTTTAATCCATGCCAATTCCTTTCGGAGACGTTTGATTTCCGCTCGCATATCAAGGATGCCGTTGGCGAGAGCTTCAACCCTGTTCTCGCCTAACCCGACAACCTCAGCGAAGGGTTCGGCTATTTCATCGTATCGCAGGAGTATCGGCTTGGTTCGCGCCTCTCTATCGCGGAGACGCTTCACTTCATCTGCTAGTAGTACGAGGTATTCATCGACGGTTTCTATGTCCGGCTCGACTCCTTCTTGAATAACTTTTTTGGTAATCTCTGCCAGCGCCAAGGCGTCTTGAACTGTTCTTTCACAGCTCATCTGTGGCTTTCCGCTAGGAAGCACGCGCTCTGCTTCCGGCATGTTAATCAGCTTTGCCAGCGTGTCATTAAATTCACGGCTCATCAATATATCCTTTCAATAAGTCTCTTGTGGATTCAGCAATGCCATTCCCTTCACAATCTACACAGAGCAGCTTTTCTGAGTCGCAGACTTTACATCTTTGGCTGACCTCATTCATTACTTCTGAAAAGGCTGTCTTGATCAAGTTTAAGGCTTGATCGTGATCGGAGAACTGCACGTCAAACACTGCTTCCAAATCAACAATGAGCGTGTTGAACGTCGAGTTTAATTCGATCACAGACTTCTCCACCAGTAAGTAAATCTAGTCAGCATTCGCCGCCACCAAGGGACGCAGAACGTGCAGGAATGATCGTGAGTGTCGCGGCGTTTGTTCACTTTCTTTCCCTCCCTAACCTCATAATAATCCATAAGCTAATTATCGTTCCGATAAATAAAGTATGTTTCATCCCGTTCTCCGGTGTTAAGGCTGAAAAGGCACCGTGGCGTTTCTCGTGCTGAGACGGAAACCCACTTCACGTTGAGTGATTACGCCGCTTCTTCTAAGTCTAACCACTCAAGCTCTAAAACTGCCGCAACTTCTGGTGGCAACAGTTCAACGCACAGCCGCCACGCCTGATTAAAGCTCGCCCCTTCTTCAAGTAGAAACATGTAGTCATGGAAATCTGGCGATTGCTCAAGTATCCAAAGATCGGCCACTGGCTGTGACTGTCCGTCCTCGATCATTGCTGCCCAAATAAAGAACGCGGCCTGCTCCTTATCGTCAACGCGGTCGTCATAATACCCGCTCACGACTTCTTGAATTAACGCCTTCAATCCGCTGGTCTGCATCTGTTGGGCAACAGCCGCCTTCACCTGCTGCCGAATACCCTCCACATCTTCAGGTGATAGCGGCTTGGCGGGGTGAAACCCGTCGTAGCCTTCAAGGTCAAGGTAATAAAGTTCAGACGCAGACTCTTGAATATCGTCATCGTCGATAAATGGCGCGTAGTGCGGTTCAGTTGTTTCGCGCACTATAATTGCTGGCGATTGGCCGCGCTCAAGCCATGCATCAAGCTCGCGCCCGTAACGCTCACGCAACCGTTCGCGTAGAGTCGGAAACAGCGGCGGCAACCCAAGGTTGAACCGCTCCATTTCATCGCTCGTCATCACTCAACTCACCTTCTGCCGCGCTTCGCGGCGTACAACCCTGACGTTACGGCAGCGAGGTCTTGTCCTCGTTACCCCACATTCCGCAGCCACCGTAACATCCTTCTCCACAAAGGTACTCTACGAAACTTCACTTCAGACCAACTAAATTCTTGGTTCATTTCAGGTCTTCCTTTGTCGGATTTATCCCTTCAATGGTGACGCAAATCGCGGCCACGAGGAATCCCGCAGCCGCCCCTAGCAACGGCCACGCGTGTGCTTCAATCGCGATGATCGAAATAGTCGTGCCGATACCGCAGAAAATCTTGTTCATTTCCACGCTCCATTTGGTAAAATGAATTTAGGTCTTTGAAATCAGAATTCGCCCTTGAGTAGTTCTGTTCCGGCTTCGCGCATCAATTCGCCACAGCGAGCGTAAATCGCAGCCAGAACAGTCGCCAACTTGTCGAACTCGGACTTTCCGCAAATATGAAGTTGGGCGTCCTCGTCGCCAAAGAAACGTGGGAACATCCGTCCCACTTGACCCATCCGTCAACGTACCGTTCAGCCTTCTCAAGCAACTCGCAGTTCTCATCCTGACTATAGTTGGGCGCATTTGAGGGGACGGTGCGGCCAATAATCTCAGCCGCGAAAAACATTACCGAAGCTCCGTTTTCGTGAACTTTATAGCGAACAGTCGCGCCGTACTCGCCACCGACTTCTTCAATGATTTCGCCCATTTTTCTCCCCCTCTTAGGCTAGTACAGAATCAGTCGGCTTTTGACTTCACTGCATCCTCGGCCAATAATTGACGGACGTTATCCTGCACGCTCAAGTCAAAATACCGCTCTAAGGGAACGACCGCGTACCGATCAAGGCGAGCGAGAACAATCCCTTCAGAAATTCGTTCCTTAAATACATAGGGATCACCGTCGCGCCCTACAATAAAACTGTTCTTAACGTAACTTTCTTCGCTCATAGCACGCTCCCTCAGTCCTTATCTCCACCCCGTAGAACTTCATGCGTCCCGTCCAAATTCTCTACAATGGAATCCCCGACATTCAAAACCTCTTGCTCGCCATTAGGAAGAGTTACCGTTACAGGCTGCGGAGGGTGAATCGAAATCGTTTCCGTCACCGAGTTTCCCCTTGCCCGTTGTGCCTTCTTTGATAATTTAGTCATTGGTTTCTTTCACTCTTAGAACAATAGAAACGCAACTGAAAACTGCTACCACCAGCCACAGCCATCGCCACCAAAAGGACACCGTTGCAAACAGAACGCCTGCCATGATAACGGTCGCCAAGTTCATTGCCGTAAGTGTTCGAACCCTCATCTCTTCCTGTCCTTTGGCTTCAATAACGACTACCGTTTCTCCTTCTCGCGCATCGGCGTCGTGTTCCCCGCCCTTTGCCGAACGCAATTTATAATAACGGCGCTAACCGAGATGTCCGCCGCGCTTGCCCATCGAGTTAAAGTGGCAACCACGTCCATTGGTAGCCGAAACGACGTTGACCGCCTCGGAATTATGGTCTTTCTAGGTCTGATTCGAATCGCTTTGGGCTTACTGGCCTTCCATAGCTGCGTTTTAGTGAAATGGCAGCCAATGCAAAGCGTTTGAAGGTTGCTCAAGTCGTTGCTACCTCCATCGGCAACCTCCTTAATGTGGTCAACTTCCCAAAACGGATGCGATTCCTGAGTGAGGAGAAGTATTTGGGCGTATAAAAATCTTGCTTCACTCTCCCGTATCCCCGCATAGACACGAGCGGTCTTTTCGCAATCGGCAAAACACTTAGCGCAAACGCCGGAATCGCGCTGAAATACAAGTCTTCGCAGTTTGAAGCTAGACACCCTCATCTATCGCGTCTTATCCCCCTTCTGCCGCATCCGATTCTGATATACCTGCACTGACGCCTTTCCGGTCTTTGAGTTCGCCACAGGCGATACAGCATCCAAAGTCGCAATCGACCCAGATGAAGGCAAATCCATGTTCCCGTGCTCTATGTCCTCTCGCTCCATAATTGTCGCCAGCGGGTCAGACGCCCTCAACGCGTCTACCTGAGCCTGTTTCTTGGAAATTTTGCGCGATACCAGCCCTCCCCCCAACAGTCCCCGCCGTAAATACACGTTCAAAGACTCCGGCATCGCTCGCACCGCCTCCCATACGTCAGAATCCAGCCGTACCGACCCTATTACCGCCTTCTCAATCTCTTGTTCTTCCATACCAAGCAAGGTAACACGTCTTACCGTAACACGCAATACCTATTTTACAACTCCTGAAAACGCCCCCTAAACGAACCTCGCTCCCACGCGCTATAGCCTCGCCCTGAAAAGAACCCCTAGCCTCGCGAACCCCTACGTCATCGCCTGTACATTCTGCCCTGAAAAGTTAACCCCCGCCCCCTACCCCTTACCAGTCAATGACTTAGCTGCCCACTGTTCACCTAACATCTCACTGTTTAAGCGTGGTACAATGGACGCATGAACGCACGTCTGCTCCAACTGTCAGCCAGCACGGGCGCATGGTGCGCTATGTTCTTATTTATCTATTAGTTAGAGGGGTGAGAGAAGGGGTGAATTAGCGCGGTGCGTCCTACTTCGCCGTAACGTAGGCTATTTGCTATAACTTACAGAACATTATCAAATCCCTGTAAATATTCAGTCGATTTCACTCGTCTTTGGCATAACAACTGTACCACTTACATCAATTGCTCCTGCTGACAGCGCACCTTGTAGAATACTCGCTAAATCCTCAGCTTTTAGGTCAACGTTGATTTTGATTGATTCAGACCTATCGACCAGCAATCCGTGGTGTTTTGCTAGCGTTTCCGTGGCCTGCATCGCGTCGTAAAGCTCTATTTCGTGGGTTATCTCGGTTTCAGGCTCTCCGTCCTTTACGGGGATGATTCTGCGCTTAATCTTGAGCTTTTTGATTAGATCGTCAGCATGGTTAGCCTTGGCATAATCAAGGTCAAATGAGCCAGAGCCATCTAAAACGTCAGCAATTGAGCTTCTGGAGTACTTTGTAAGCCTTGCAAGGGTTTCCTCTGCTGAGGCAAGAGGATTGAAGAGTCTGGTTATCTCTGCGCGGATGTTAGGCTTGGTTAAGTTTTCTGAGGCAATGGCAGCGAGCGTTCCGTTACTGCCTGAATAGCCTGCTAGTTTTGCGGCTTCAACGCCGTAACTTCTTTTGTCGCCGCCATTTAGAGAGAGTTCAAGGTAGTGCTTGATGAAGAGCTGCTGCTTGAGAGTTAGACCAGAGTTCGTTGCTGGGTGAAATACAGGGGAACTTGGTATCCCTGTTAGCGCAGTGCTCATGCTGGAATCTTAGCATTAACCTGTCAAATAGGCACTGGTTCATTTTGAAATAGTGGACAAGGATAACTACTTGCGTACATACTTCCGACCGCTCGACAAGCGAAAGTATGTCATTGATGAGTTCGACAAGAAATGAACTATTACACCTGTCCAGTTTGCGCTTTTGATCAAATGACCGACGCACCGGAGGATTTTAACATCTGCCCGTGTTGCGGTACTGAATTTGAGAACGATACTTACCATCAAACACTGCCAGAACTCCGCCGAGCCTGGATAACGAACGGCATGCAATGGTTTAGTAACTACGTCAAACCGCCCAAGAAATGGAATCCTATATTGCAGCTTCTCAATGCAAAGTTGGGTAGTAGTTTGATTACGCCTGTTGGCTTTGTTACCCATACTTTATCCGACTAGGAATGAAAGGCGGTACTGGCGGTCACACAAGCTCGACGAAGCCAGTATATGTCTATGTTTTCTAGGCTGGTGTTTTGGCCTTAACCTCGGCGGTCTCTAGTTCTTTTAGGTATTCATTCCAAGCAGCCATAAGAGAACTAGAGCCTTCCGTATGCACTATTTCGTGGAAGTGATTGTGTGCCATCAGCCAGCGGGTGTGATACAGAGGTTCTCGGCAACTAACAGCCGTATGAAGTATGGTTTCCGCTTGCGACGGTTGAAATCCAGACATGATAGGATCAGGAGCAACGTAAAGCAATCGCCAAGAAAGCCGCTAAAACACGATGGAAGAAACGCTAGTCTTTCTTTGGCTTGACTGCTTCCATTAGCGCGTTCACCTGCGCTTGTAAGGTTAACAATTCACTCTGAATCTGCCTTGTAAACTGTCGCGCTGCTGGTTCTGATTTTAGAGCGTTGCCACTTAGTGTCAACTCACAAACATCCCGCATATGCGCCATTGATTGCGCTAAAGCCAATAGGTGCGCGTACTCACCTTTGCGAGCTTTCCGGTTAATCAACTCTCGAATGAATTGATACACCGTTAACGCTCCAAAGATAAACTGCGACGGCAAAGCATTTCAAGATACGCGCATAGCCGTGCGGAAGAGTAGCCGCACACCTGGGGCAGACGTGATCGTGGGTTCGGAGCTTTGAACAATTGCGCAAGCGGCTGGGAATTCTGTCAACCGTTGGGCGGCTATTTCTCTTGCCTGATTGACCGACCGAGCAACTACCACCACCCCGTCTGTCCAGATGTATAAGTTCCACCCTGAATGACCAGCCGCAGATAACTCTCCGTTACCCCAAACTGAACCAGTGCCAATCTCAGAAGTATTTTCGTTGGTTTCGTTCATTTCACAGCCTCATCGGTACAGCACCAGTCAAAAGTCCCAGCAAAAGCAATACAACGATAATCACCAATATTACTATGATCACCGCCTTGATTGGCTCAGGGATTCCAAAAGCTGCGCTTAGTTTGTTGACCGCCCAGAAAATCAACCCGCAGATTATCAGGACGACCACAAGAGTGATTAAGATGGAAAGCAAACCACTTCCGCCGAGAACTCCTGCAAGTAAGATTGTCATGGTTTTTAACCTCGACCTAACTGCACGCCACCAAAAGCGCCCTGTCCCAGCATTCTTGACACACCCCTTCAACAACCGCTTCACGCTCGGGATGCTGCTTGCATTTACTGAACTTGTCCATGACCAAGGATTTTATCAGAGTATCTTTGCCTTGTCACCAGATTTTGTCCTCTCCCTGTTTTTAATCTCAGGAGCTTTTGATTGACCTCTTCATCTGTTTTTCAAGATGAAGTCGTTTGAGAACGAAACTCTCTGACTGTTATTCTCTGATAGTTAATCTCTGATCTTTAAGAGAAGGCTCACTCCTGAACCCTCGATAGTGCAAATCCGCGTGATCGTAGACGCCTTTTTGTAGCTATCGTGATTCGTTTTCGGTCACACGTTTCGGAGATTTCCACAGACTTTTCCACAAGGTTATCCACAGCCTCGTACTCGATTGTATACCAATTGGTGCGATCCCAATTCTCTTTATTGAACTTGTGAACCCTAACCAGTCCTTGATCTGAAAGGCTCTTCATTGTTCTTTGAAGCACGGACTCTGACCAAAAAGGGAACTGCGATTGCCACTCTCCAAGAGTGTTGTAAACCCACGCCCGACCGTCGTGTTCGTGTTTGGACTTCTTTAGCCAGTAATGAAGTTGCTGAAGTACCATTGCCTCCGGTAGTCCGATTAAGACGGCAAGGCTCGGCAACACTTGGAGCGGCTCTTCGCTGATTAGGAGCTTGCTCGCCACGCTTTCTCCTGTCTTGCTTTGGCTTTCAGTGACCGCTCAAGCAGCATTTCAATTACTTGAGACTCTGTGCGCCGCTCGCTGCTCGCAATCGCCTCTATAGCCGTTTTTACGCTTGGAGCAACCCGTGCCGCTATTTGCTGTTTTGTTTCTGACAGTTTTGGTCTTCCCATGCTTGCAGACTCTACGCTGAAAAGATTTTACCGTCAAGGTTAAAATAGTTGTTGACATTTACTTTCTGGTCGTGCTACCTTCTGCACATGGCAACTAGAGCAACAACTGAGGAGGACGTGATGATTAAAATTGAAGAAGTAGCGTATCACCGAAACGGCGTTAGCGGAGCGGGGTTTTACGTCGTGAAGTTTGTTGACAGCGAAGTTGCAAAACCAAAAACGCGATTGATTGACAAGCTGAACGAGATCGAAGGTGCGCAGGGAAAGATGATTGGAATCGTTTTCGATGAGCCTTACCACGTGGCTGTGTTTGACCGTGGACTACTTGCGCAAGACGTTATCGCCTTCGGTGCCAACTCGTTTCGTGGCGACCATTATGAGGCCGATCTACGTAAGGCCGTGGAATCTTACGGCAAGTTTGACTGGATTACGCACGGCCAAGAGAAAGCGGTCAAGTTCATTAACGAAGAGCTGCGCGGATAGCCAACTAGCCCCCCACTAGGAAACCGACAGGAGGATGAAGGAGAGAGATGGATCGACCGAAACTGATTAAACGAGCCATTGGCAAAGTTGAGCGCGGAGCCTACTACAAGGGATTTGCGGCAACAGGGCGAGATGGCAACGAATTTATCTTGATTACATCCGACATGGCTGGACTGCGAACGCTGTGGGATAAGTTGATGTCGATAACGCCGCTCGATGAAAACGCGGTACAAGAGGTTGCCGTATTCAGTCTGACAAAGGTAACGCCTGACAGCAAGGAGCAATGAGAGCGATGCAGAAACGACACGAGTTCAAAGCGGCGCAAGGGTATATCTTCTGCGAGCACGTCGAAGACGACGGTTCCTATTGTTCACTTCGCGCAGCCGATGAGGTTCACGACACGGTGACGGAAGACGTTGATCGAACCTTTCACGGTACGCCCTTAGACGCGAAAGTGTCGCCACGTTCCGCCTCGTCGCATATGGAGGCAGTCGATGAGCTTTACACTCAAGCGCAGCTAGACTACGCAGTGGAACTTGAATACCAACGCGTTGTGGAAGCGATTCGCGACATGAAACTGAATTATGTTCCAGTTAACCACGTGCTAGAAGCGATTGCGCCCAAAAGGAGTTCCAATGTCGAAAGCAAATGAGCATATGGAAGCAGCTATAGCAAGAGCAGAGGGTGAGCGGGTCGTAAGCGGTGCGGGGACAAATGAGGGCGCGGGCGGCAGGGTCTTTGTGCCAGACGGTGCCGATTGGGTTGTTCAGGACAGTCAAGGGAAGGTAATCGGAACCGGTAACAAAGCGGAACCGTGGAACGCTGCACCTCCCGCCAAGCAAGGGAAGTTGACAGCGGAGGAGTCGCTACTACGTGAAGCGGTTTTGAGGGTAATTGACGATGGCGATTGGAGTCTATACGAAGGGCGCGACAGGAGGTACATAGGGGAGAACTTTGCGAACGGGCAACGCCTCGACTTCGCGGACGCAGTGATCGACACATTCCGACGTTTCAAGGTGGAGGAGCGATAGCGATGATTGAAGTTGAGCAAATTGGAGCCAACCTAGCAAGCAGAGAATACACGGAGCTTTGGGAAACGGTAGTGGAGACGTTTCCGTTGCTGACAAATAAGCAGCGCGCTCAAATTGTGTCATTAGTTGTTGGCGTCTGTTCATCCTGCTATGCCGAACCAACGGGATGTCAATGTTGGAATGACGAATAGTAACGAGGTGCAGGAATAAGGGAGGGATGATGGGCGCAAATATAGAAATTGACGTAGAAGCCATTATGGACGAATTAGACCACAAGTGCTGGAATTGTAATGGTAGCGGCCAGTCTAAAACGCCATCACCGGTCGGTTGCGAATTCTGCAATGGCGTGGGTTATCAAACTAGCGCGGCAGGCGATGCGCTTATCATGTTTATTAAGCGTCACCGCAACGAGATAGCCAATGACAAGTAAGAATGAACAGGTGCCGATGAACGCGGAGATTAAGTGATGATCAACCTTGAAACCCAATTAACGCACGCTCGCTTCGACCCCTCAGAAAGTCGCACACGTATTCACATGAGGACGACAGATGAAGGCTATCATATTTCAGTGAGGGCGGAGTTGTATTGTTTGATGCGGGGGGATTATGAGGCCGCAGCAATTATTCGTAACGCCCGCTTGTTGGGCTGAGAGTGCACCGTGGCATTCACGGGTTCTTATTTTGAAAGACAGATTGGAGAAAGGTTATGTGGACGAAATTTTGGGACATGCATAGCGGCGGCGGACAGAAGGCAAAGTGGGCGATGATTTATATCGAAGCCCCTGAAACCGAAGCTAAAACAATTTTCTATAACCGATTCGGGCACAATCCTGATCGCGTGTCCTGCACGTGTTGTGGCAGTGATTACTCAATCAGCGAGAGCGAGTCGCTCGAAGACTTGACGGGCTACCATCGAGGCTGTGACTACGCTTATATCAACAAGAAAACGGGCAAGGAAATACCTGAGTCAGAGGCGTTCATAAGTGGCAAGGGCGTTAAGCGCGGCTATATCGGAAGGTACGTTGAACGTCCGAACGAGAAATACACTTTCAAGTCGTACGTGACTCTTGAAGATTACGAAAAACAGCCCGACGTGCTCGTGATTCGCGCTGCAGAAATCAAGGCCAGTGAGCGCGAGGGCGAAGTGCCGGATGAGGGCTACGTTTGGGTGGGGTAGCGTCAGCGCACCGAGACGAGCGAAGCGAGCTGTATCTAGCCCGACTCCATAGTGAGTTCTGTGCAGCATTAACCTTGAAATGATTTTTCTCTCCGAGCCGCGCAACTGACTAGCGAGGGTCTGTCAATTAAACAGAAAAAGGATTTGATGTGAAACAAGAAAATGAAGTTGATGAGAACCAAACCTCAGCCGTTCCAAGTGCCGAGATGAAACCCACTTCAGAGTTGAGTGCTGCCCATCCCGTTCTTGTGATCGAGCGTGACAGGTGGCTAAGAGGCGATCTACGGAACTCGATGTTGCTGCGGGACGCTGACGGCAAGATGTGCTGTTTGGGATTTGACTGCATTCGACGCGGCTTGCGTTCTGACCAAATTCGAAACGTCTATACACCGGAAGATCTACTTGTCGAAGAAGTGGTCGCGCCCGAGTCGCTCGGCGATCTCATTGTGTCCGACGAAGAGCGGTTATACGCCTACAGGCACGCCGGAGCGGTCGAAGAGTTAATGGAAGTTAACGACAACCCGCAGATGAACGAAAGCGAGCGCGAGCAAAGGATTACCGAGCTATTCGACGTGCTTGGGGTAGTAGTGGAATTCGTTGACACCAAGCCCGATACCAACTCCGTCGCTTCGACGGGTACAGCCGAGCCCGATGGTTTTGAAAGGATTTGATATGAGCAACACCGAACGTACTAACTACCTGAACCACATTAGGCGACTGCAAGTTGAAAACGCCGTGCTTCGCGCCGTGGTCGTTCAGGAGCGATTGCAACGCCAAGCGGCCTACGGTTGGTATTTCAAGAAACTGCAATCACGTTGGATGTGGATCATGGATTTCTGGATGATGAGCATGGCGTCACCGATAAAAAGGATTTGATATGAAACAAGAAAATGAAGTTGATGAGAACCAACACCTCGCAACTCAATCAGGCGAGACTCTCCGAGCCGCCGAAGCGGACGGACAACCTTGTGTGGCGGGGCGCGAACTGGACGCGCTCGTTGCGGAGCGGGTGATGCAGTGGAAGCGTGTCCGCAGTGATCGTGATGAAGGTGACGACCGCAGGGATGTGGCATGGATGCTTCACTACAAGATGGGCGTGCTTAGAGGTGAGCCGTACACTTACGGCGCGAACGCTCTGTACGACCGCACCTTTAGGAAATGGTCGCCCTCAACCGACATAGCCGCCGCAATGGAAGTGATCGAAAAGATGCGCGAGTTAGGCTGGCTCACTGACTGTATAACTAACGACGTTTACGGAATGCCGGACACTTCGTGGAGCGCCTCGTTTCGGATGAGCGGAGGCTATGAGGTTGAGGCGCAAGCGGCAACGCTGCCAGAAGCAATTTGCCGCGCCGCACTTCAACCTGCCGAGTCGAGCGCAGCGAGTAACTCCTAACCCGATTAAGTTGCGAGTTCTTGTCTGCATTGAACGAATTGGTTTTGAAAGGACTTGATATGAGTGAATCAAAAACAAAGAGTTCTATTCCGCCTTCACCTGAACGCAGACTTGTTGGAGGCGAGACCTACACGCGACCCGTGTTCTCCATCAGCGACGATTCTCCTACTCTGGAAAGGGCTGAGATCGAACGTCTGACCGACGAGCGAAATCAGTTAGCAATTCAAGGCGGGGACTTGTTTGCAGTGTGTAAGAGGCTGGCAGAGGCGGCAACGTTCGCTCGCAACCGACTACTGCAAGACTGCGGCGACCCGGACTCAATTCATAGGCTGAATCGCGCCTTAGCTGAGTACGACAATCAAATGAAAGGACGACAGGGATGAGTAACGGAACCGACAGATTGGTAAGCCTCAATGCAGTTCGCAAGGCCGTAGAAATGGCGTTCTTAGATGAGCGTGGGACAAAGGAACAGATTTGGGAACACCTTAGCACTGTAACCGCAGTTCGCTGCTACACCCAATCACAAGTGGATGAACTGCTAAAGGCAGAGCGGGAGATGTGTGCGGTGATTGCTGAGACTTACTACTCATCTGGAGGCCGATACATCGCGGGGCGCATTCGTCAAGGAGACTCCAAATGACTGACGCCCACTTGGAGTTTAGTGTCGCCGAAACTTACATGATGCCCGAAGGCGGTTGGACGTGCTTCCATTGCGGCGATAGTTTCACCACCATCGGTGCGGCGCAAGATCATTTCGGCGAGACCCCGGGCGCGACGTCGGCATGTCGAATCAAATCCGGGAATGAACTTGGGTTGGTGATGGAATTGCGAAAGGCCGAAGTATCCCGTGATGAATGGATGGAGCAAGCGCTACAAAGTCGCGGCGAGATCGAACGTCTTGAATGCAACGTCGAATCCTTAACTACCGCGATGCGAAGCTATAAGCCCTTTCAAGAGTGCCGGTCAATTAACGACGCGTTCTTTGTTTACGACAGTATGGAAGGCCGTGCCCTCGCCGCAGAAGAACAGTTGCACCAGTTCAGCATGTACGACGATAGCGAGCCCGTACTGGCAGCGTTGTCGTCTATCGCTGACGACCTTGACGCAACGGACAATCAACGCCGCGCTGCTCGCATGGGAATCGCAGCAATTATTCAACTTACTAAGTCGAGCGCAGCGAGCAACAACCCAGACGTTAGCACCGCGAGTTCTGTGCAGCATGACCCTGAATCGTTCGCGGCTGGTGAAAGACAGGGACTAGATGTTACAACCCCTCAGCAAGTAGGAGCGGAAGGGAAGAGCAATGAGTAAAATTGCAAAGAAGGCCGAACGAGAAGTGGAATCGTTCATCGCTTCGTTACGGCGTGAGCTTTATAGTGCGCTGGGGACATCCCATGCTGCACAACAAAAGCTCCAAGATGAGGAACCTGACGCGACTAAGAAAGCGTTTTTCAAGGGCACTGTCGTTGGCTATATGGGCGCAATGATTGAAGTCGGCAAAGTATTCGACGAACTTTAGGAGTGAACGAATGAAACTACTTAAACGACTGCTAATCGCCCTCCACCTCATTGAAGACTGTCCATTACCTGTGTGGACTTTAGTTATGAGGAAGATCGTGGAGGAAGAGAAGCTGCATGGAGAGTATAGGTGATGAGGAAAAACCTCTCTACCGTGTCGGGCTAGGCCAAGAAAGACATCTAACGCGCCACTGCCCCGACCGGAGCCGAGGCAGCTTTGCAACTGAGATGTCTGACACGTGATGGACGGTCAGAAGCCTACCAAAATAATTTATTGACTGCAAGTAAAATCCGTTTATAATGTCTCTAACTGAGATATTTGAAACAATGGATTCCCTTCCTATTCGACCTTTTCGACCCAAGAAGCAATCCTAATCAGTTCGTGTTGGGGGAAGAGCTTACAGTATACGAAGCTGGTTCTCTCGCTACGATCACCATATTTCTAAGCCGACGCTGGGAACGGAGTCGCAACTTTAGATCGTGGTTGAATCAGCCCCGCTTTCTTGACGGCACGTAAAATCCACCCGACTCACAAAATATCGGTGAGTTACTAGATCAAGAAGAACCTGTACGTCAAAGCCTCCGAAGTCATACTTGGTGGTGATTAAGCGGATACCGAGGGGAAGGTATCCGTCTGCCAACCGAGTCTCCTTGGTGGTGATTTATGAAGAGCTTCTACAAAAAGTTAATCAGTAAAACTGAAACTCAGAAAGAGAAAGATCAGGACAAGAATAACCGTTCAAGCGAATTGTTGACAGTTCGGAAGGAACGCATAATTCCGAAGTTGAAAACAAAATGGCCAAGGCGGTGGAAACGGAAGAAATAGTTGTTGACAGCCTTATCCTATCGTAGTACCTTCTTCTCCCATGAAACAAGAATTCAAGGATACGCACATCTACTTCCCGCCCGAAGTCTTCAGGGGCATCAAGAAGCTGGCCGCAAGTAATCGGCGCACGGTGAGCGCGGAAATGGTTATCGCAGCTGAGAAGCACATCGAGGCAAGCAAGAAGGAGAAGAAATAAGTTTGGGCGGTAGCGACAAAGGGGCAGACGTGTTCGGCAAATCCGTTTGACAGTCTAGCCGCGCCGCCCAATTCAGCAAAGGGAACAAATGAGAGCGGTCAAATCCAAGCCAAGATTCAAGTGCGACTTCTGCCGTTTTGCGGCCACTGAGCCGACAGTTGCGAAACACGAACCGCGCTGTTGGTTGAACCCGAATCGATGGTGCGACTACTGCAAGAATGAAGGTTACACAATAGAAGTTCACGGGGACTTGGTTAACGAAGGCGGCGGAGGATTGAATTCACGAGAGCCGTGTCCTTACTGTTCGCAACGAAGAGACGACGTGACGTGAAAGACGCTCTAGTAATCAACCTTGCTTCAACTGATCAGAAGCACAAGCTGATGCGGTTTATCGGCACGCTTCCGGCAGGGTTGTATGACGTACTTATCAAGCCGCACAAAAAGACTCGCAGCCTCGATCAGAACGCTTACTACTGGACAGCCTACATTCAGGGATGGACTGAGTGGTTACGCGAAGCCAGCGGGGAGCCGTGGATAAGCAAGGAACAAGCGCACGAGGCTCTAAAGAAGCATGTTCTCGGTACGACGCCGATAGTCAACAAGCAGACGGGCGAAGTTATTGACGAGATGATTCCCGACTCTCGATTCATGGACACAAAAGAGTTTTCCGAATACCTAGATCGAGCGGCAAAGTTTCTCGCGGAGTTTGCGGAAATTGTGGTTATCCCGTCCGATCTTTATTACGAGATGAAACAACCGAAGAAAGGGAAAACAGGTGGCACAGTCACAGACATCCGACAGGCTCGCTAACTACGTCCCTGTCAACGAGCGGCTAGAGAAGTTCTACGCGGAACACGTCGGGGGGCGTGTACTCACTGCGGTTCTTGAGCATAACGCTGAACACGGGTTCATCCTGATGCGAGCAGAAATTTACCGTAATCAGGACGACGCATCCCCTGCTTCAACCGGACACGCTTTTGAGAACCGCAGTGAGGGCTACGTCAATAAAACCAGTTATATCGAGAACTGTGAGACTTCTGCGGTCGGTCGCGCCCTCGCACTGCTGGGCTACGAGATTAAGCGTGGGATAGCCTCGCGGGAAGAGATGCAGAAAGTGGATCGGATGACCGGAGAATCTAAGCAGTTCCAGCAAGACACGGAAGGCAAGAATCTCACCACTGCAATCTTTGCGGCTGGGAAGGTTTTGAATAGCCTTGGCGATACTCCGCTGTGGGGGCCGAAGCGTTGCGACAAGTTCGCTAATGAAAACTTCAACGTCACCGAAGGACTGAGCGCGTTGACTAATCCGCAACTTGGGGAAATGGCCGCGTTGATGAGCGCGAGGATCGACAGGCTCAAACTTGAACAGCTTGGAGATGCGAAGGAACGGGAAAGGCTTATCGCGGAGATTGAAGAGGTTAAAAACTACGAAGTTGAGCTCGGCAACATCTTCCCCGATAAAACGCTGGCCGACCTTAGCATGAGTGAACTAAAGAAAGCTAATTTAGCGATCACGGTTCCCTTCTGATGCCAAAAGGAATCCCCCGCGACGTAAACCTTGATAATCCGGCGGTCAAGCTCTATCGCGACATCGCGAGACTTCAAGCCAATTACCTACAGCGTCAGTGTATCGCTGAAGAGGTAACAAACGTTCGAATATGGGAAGCCGTTCTAACTGAGTGGATGCTTTCAGGGTTCAGCCCAAAGAACGTACTGGGGATGGTTAAGATGTACCGAGGGTTAAACGGAAATGGCGTCCGATGAAATGCACCCGTTCAACGTAGGCCGGAAGTTTGCTGAGGGCGTGGTGGCTAAGAGCGATTTTAGTGAAGGTGGTTATCGAATCTGCCGCCGAGATAAAAGGATTCAGAAAGTCACGGCAGATCAGATTGTTGAGTGGTTATCGAGCAAGGGCAGTCCATCATGTTTAATTTGCGGAAAGAAAACAGAACTCGTTACTGACGAAGACTTGAGGAGGAACCCGTTGTGAGCCAAACCAAAACACAGTCAGAACTCATCTTGGAATACTTCAAGCAGGGAAACTCGTTAACACCTCTAACTGCTCTGTTCGAGCCATTCAGATGCATGAGATTAGGAGCACGTTGTTGGGAGTTGAAAAAGCAGGGACATAACATTGTCAGCAAGTTTGTCGATCTGCCAAACGGCAAACGAGTAAAGAGTTATACGCTGGCTTCATAAAGGGCAGAAGCAAAGTCACTTAGGTGGCTAAATCTTACGAAAGGGTGAATCTACGAATCAGTAAAAGGTGGACAGGGCGGAGGTTCTTAGCGGATATTTCCGCCCTGCTTAAATCGCCATGAAATATTGTCCCGACATCTTACATGAAGGCACGAATCCTCTTCCGGTATCGGACTTCTATCCCCACGCTCGACGGTGTAAGCCGTGCATTCGGCGATCAGCAACAGCGGATCAGAAACGAAGACGTAACGAGCGTAAAGCTCTAGGACTACCACAAAAGAAGACTGAGCAGGAAAAGACCGCAGCGGAAACACATGCTAGTTACGCTGATCGCAGTGCTTTCAAGAGACTACTTGAATACGAACAGGCAGAAGTATTGGTGGCTGAACCTGTTGAGCCGAATCCTTTTGAGACTGAGCGAACATTTTCAACTGTTATCGGAGCGCTGCATAGACAGCCGCAACGTCTGACTTCTAACGGTATCAGGAAGCTCTAATGAAGCGCTCTCCAATAAGGCGCAGCCAGAAGGCTTGGAAGAAAACGCAGAAGCGCATTAAGCCGCGCCCGAAGACGCTTTATGCAAATCAGATGTGGAGCAGAGACATTCGAGAGCGCGATGATTTTACTTGTCAGAGATGCGGGAAGAGAGACGAAGTGAGCAATCAAGCGCACCATGTAGCAACCCGTAAACGACGCCCCGATCTTCGCTACGACCGAAGCAACGGGAAAACGGTCTGCCCCGATTGTCACAGGTGGATACACGATCACCCGATAGAAGCAGCGGCAGTCGGACTGCTATCGACTGACAGTTACGAAAAGGCTCAAAAAGACGCGGCATAGAACCAGATCGGACAAGCACAACAAATATGAGACATAAAACTCGCGCCGATGACAACCAAAAAGAGATAGACCTTAGGTTGCGTGCAGTTGGCGCAAGCGTCCTTTGTTTGGGAGACGTAGGCAAAGGGTGTCCTGACCGTCTGGTGGGCTTTAGAGGGCGAGTTTACTTGATTGAGACTAAGAACAGGCTAACAGGTCGAGGGCGTTCCCTGAAATCAAGAGCAAACGACATGTTAACCGAAGATCAAGTCAAGTTTCACGGGGCATGGCAAGGCGGGAAGATTGGCATCGCCTACTCGCCGGAAGACGCCTTGAAAATCATCGGAGCGTTGTAACTAGCAACCCCCCGTGGGGCAGGGAGAGGGAAACAACCAAACTGAAAGGAAGCAAAAGATGACTACTGAAGAAGCATTGGAGCAAGACAGGCAAGCAGACATATTTGCTACGCGGGTTTTAGGACGATCCGCTGATGAAAGAGCAACATTACTAACGGATCGGGAAAAGAAGATGTTTATTGCTGGATGGGAAGCGGCGAAGGAATACACCAAGAAAGAGGCTGAATGATGTTTACGATTAACCGAGAATTACTTACCGCGGAGTTAGCCGTGCTCCAAGCTGCCGCCGAACGTAAAACAACCGTTCCTATCCTTGCCTTTGTTCTCGTTCGCGTTTCAGATGGTCTAGCCCAACTGACTGCCACTGATTACGACGTAACAATCACCACGCAAGTTGAAGCAAAAGGCGATCCGTATTCAGGTTGTATTCCTATCAAGCAACTATCTTCTCTGGCCAAACTTTTTGATAGCGAGACAATTCAATTTACCGAGAAGCCCAATCAACGAATCGAAATTAAGGCCGGAACATCAAAGCACCTCTTGGCAACCTTCCCCGCGAAAGACTTTCCCGAAGTCGAATCCGTGGAAGGCCAAACTGTAACGGTTCAGTCGGACGTCCTTGCTCAAATGCTCAAGCGTACCGCTTTCTGTGCCGGGCAAGAGGGAGAGGGACAAGGCTTTACTTTCCAGTGCGTTAACTTCGAAGCTGAAAACAAAATGCTTACGCTCGTCGCCACTAACTCCAAACAACTCGGAACCATGTCTGCGGCGATTGATTCCAACGCCGAATTTAAGGCATTAATTCCAGTACGGGCAATTAACGCGCTGGAAAGACTTTGTGAAACCGTGGGCACTATAGAATTTACGGCGAGTCCAAACAGCGCAAGGTTTCAGAATGGCGATAGAACACTGGTCGCCCGTCTGGTAGTCGGGAATTTCCCTAAATGGAAATTGGTTCTACCTCAATCGCTCGAACATCAAACAACCATCGATCCAGATAAGTTGTCGGCATCAGTCAAACGAGTATGCGTAACCACAAGAGAAGCCAAATTAATCCGCCATCCTCTGACCCTGATGTTCTCCAAAAAGAAGCTAGAAATTACTTCTCAGAGTGAAGAAGGAGAATCTACTGATACCGTTCCCGTTGACTGTAAGTCGTTGAACGGGACCGACTTTGACATCAGGGTCAACGGGGAACATTTCATTAACTTCATTGCTCGCACCGAAGGGCAAGTGTCTTGTGCGTTTGGAGAAGATAAAAGACTTATCCAGCTTGGCGTTGAAGGTGATGATTCCTACAAATACATAACAATGGCGTTGAGGTAAATCATGGACTACGGCCAATTTCTAAATTCCAAGCAGATCAAGATTGCACCCTCAGGGTTTCAGCCCGGAGAGTTGAATCCCCAACTATTTGAATTTCAATCCGATATTACGCGTTGGGCGCTACAGCGTGGCAAGGACGCCATATTCGCCGATTGCGGCCTTGGCAAGACCCCGATGCAGTTGGTTTGGGCTGACGAAGTAACACGGAAACTAAACAAACCCGTGCTGATTCTCGCACCATTGGCGGTATCGCGACAGACGATCCGAGAAGGTGAAAAGTTTGGCGTTGAGGTAAAGATCGCTGTAACGCAATCAGACATTAAAGGCGTGGGCATATACGTTTCCAACTACGAAAAACTTCACCATTTCAATCCTTCTGCTTTTGGCGGAATCGTGTTAGACGAATCCAGCATTCTCAAGTCTTATTCTGGCGCAACTCGCAACGCGTTAGTAGACGCCTTCAGCCAAACGATTATGCGTCTTTGCTGCACGGCTACCCCCGCACCAAATGACTTCATGGAACTTGGGAACCATTCAGAATTCCTCGGGGTGTTTACCCGTACAGAAATGCTATCCACATTCTTTGTCCACGACGGGGGCGAGACTTCCAAGTGGCGATTGAAAGGCCATGCGGAAGAAGAATACTGGAAGTGGATCTGCACTTGGGCGGTAATGCTTCGCAAGCCTTCCGATCTCGGCTATTCGGACGAAGGGTTTACGCTGCCGCCGCTTAACTTGCTACACCACGTAGTTCATAGCGACAAACTGCCGGACGGGTATTTATTTCAACAAGAAGCGCAGGGGTTAATGGAACGCAGGCAGGCTCGGCGAGCTAGTCTTACTGAGCGCGTGGAGATGTGTGCCGAAACCGTTATGAGCCGCCCTGATCGGCCGTGGTTGATTTGGTGTGATCTAAACGATGAAGCCGACTTGCTGGAGAAGACGATTCCAAATGCCGTTCAAGTGGCTGGACGCCATAAGGACGAAGTGAAAGAAGAACGCATGTTAGCGTTTAGCAGTGGCGAGATTCCGATTCTTATTTCTAAACCAAGCATCGCGGGGTATGGGATGAACTGGCAACACTGCTCTAACGTCGGCTTTGTCGGCCTATCAGATAGTTACGAGTCGTTCTATCAGGCCATACGGCGTTGTTGGAGGTTTGGCCAAGGTAATGAAGTTAACTGCCACGTTTTTACCGCTGAAGCAGAGGGTGCAGTAGTTCGGAATATCGAACGCAAAGAAAAGGACGCCATGTTAATGGCAAAGGAAATGGTAAAACATATGAGCGTGTACAACAAAGAAGCCTTGCACGGAATTCAAAAAGAGAATGAGCCGTACAGTCCGCAAGTTGAAAAAAGTAATCGCTGGGAAGTAAGGCTGGGCGACTGCGTTGAGGGCGCGCGTTCAATGGCCAGCGACTCCGTCCACTATTCAGTGTTTTCTCCTCCTTTTGCCTCACTTTATACCTATTCAGCAAGTGAGCGAGACATGGGTAACGTAAGGACTCACGCGGAGTTTTACGAACACTTCCAATTTCTCGTTAAGGAGCTATACCGTATCTTGATGCCGGGGCGACTACTTTCTTTCCATTGCATGAATCTCCCGACCTCAAAAGAACGCGATGGAGTGATCGGTATTTCAGATTTTCGGGGCGATCTGATTCGCATGTTTCGCGATGAAGGGTTTATCTATCACTCAGAAGTGGTTATTTGGAAAGACCCCGTGACTGCGATGCAAAGAACCAAAGCAATCGGCCTACTACACAAACAGTTAGTCAATGATTCCTGCATGAGCCGACAGGGAATTCCCGACTATCTTGTAACAATGCGGAAGCCCGGAGAAAACCCCGAACGCGTTAAGGGGACACTTGACTACTATGCCGGGGACGACCCAACGCTTAATCAAACACGCGACAAGTGGAAACGAGATGAAATGCGGGACTCGATCAACGTCTGGCAGAGATACGCTTCTCCTGTATGGATGGACATTAACCCATCCGATACACTGCAAAGACTGTCAGCACGGGAAGACAAGGACGAGAGACACATTGCGCCACTTCAGCTACAGGTAATCGAGCGAGCGTTGCAGCTTTGGAGCAATCCTAACGATCTGATTTATTCCCCGTTTACTGGAATCGGATCAGAGGGATATAAGGCCATCGAAATGGGACGCAGGTTTGTTGGCGACGAACTCAAAGTCTCATATTGGAAACAGGCTTGCGCGAATCTCAAGAACGCCGAAAACCTAATGGAACAAGACTCCTTGTTTGCGGAGGCGGTATGAAGCAACGGCTTTACATTAAACCACAGCGTTATCCAACCCATGACGGCAAGCGGCCACTGAGCTTTGCGGTTTATAGAGGTCGTACGTTTTTGGCCTATAGCTGGAGTCTCGCGGGTGCGTGGATAGCGCTGCAGGTGATCAAGAGAACATGCGGGAATGCGTAATCGGCAACGGAATAACACGCGGAACAGTCCACTACATCACCCCGCATACAGCAGCAGTGTGTAACTGCGGGGGCTATTCAAGGAGACGTATGAGCAACCCAAAACCTGATCCGCCACGCTGCTCTAACTGTAACCGCGTATGGCGACGCAGTGAGTTGGTGGACGATGTTTGTCCAACCTGTAGGGAGGAGAGGATGGTCGTTAAATGAAACTCAAACAACTTGAAAAACTTCTGACCGAATACGTCGCAGAGAAGCAGCCCAACTTGGCAGATCAATTGAGTTTGTCGCTGGCGTTAAAGCAAATGGAACAGTGCCGAGAAGGGCTGGTAATGGAATTTGTGAACTGGTTAATTGAGAAGGAGAAGCAGCAAACAAGTGTCCAAACGTAAACTATCACCACTAATTACCGCGATGAATATCGTTGACGCGCTCGATGATCGTGACCGCGCAAACCTGCTTGACTACTTGAGGAGTCGCAATGGCAACAGCCCAAAGTCCACTGTAGTATCTGCAAGGCCGTCATCGTCAACGAAGTCAGGGGCGAAGGGTTCTACTCGGAGTACCAAGACGACGAAGGACGATGCTGGGGGTGCGCCAAAGAGTCCGGTAGAAGAACTCGCAGCGGCAACAGGGCGAAGCGTTGAAGACGCACAAGCTGCTCTCAATGCCAATGGCGGCAATAAAAAGGATGCAATGCTGGCATTAACCAGCGTGGACAGGTGAAGGGGGTAAGTAATGAGCTTGATATTCGTTGACGTTGAAGCCTATGGCGGTGCGCCGTCCGTGGGAAAGATGACGGAGTTTGGTGCAGTTGAATACAAAACCCTGGAAACTTTCCGCGGTGTAATTTGGCGAAGTACGCCCGACCCCTCAAACCCCGCAATCCCGTTGCCGACTGAGTTGGCGGTTGATGATCCGGCGATTGTGTTTTCCGCGTTCGACCTGTGGATCAGATCGTTCAAGCCGCCCTATATTTTCGTCTCGGATAACAACGGCTACGACTGGCAGTGGATTAACGATGGATTCTGGAAGTATCTAAATCAAAATCCGTTCGGACACTCGTCACGGCGAATCTCGGATTTCTATGCAGGGCTGCGCGGGAACTTCTATACGCCAGCGCGGGAATGGAAACATTTGCGAGTCACGCATCACGATCACAATCCAGTCAACGACGCAATGGGCAACGTAGAAGCGTTCGCGGCAATGCTATATGGTAAACGGTGAGCAAAAGAGCCGCACCTAAGCGCGACTCCTTCACTGCTCTATCTTCTGAATTCCGTTGAAGTGGGGATGGAGTAGCGGGGAAATAGCAGTCACTTATTCTTGCCCACCCGTATGATGTCGTCAAGCTGTTTCTCTAGCAGCCCCTTCTCAATTTTTAGCACTTCGGCACGGTCAAATTGGAAGTCCCTCTCTTTGCGAAGTGTTTCTATGGTCGAGGTTGAAGTTGCGATTTCTCTGATCAACCCCAACATTACATCGCCGGCATGGATGGTTGTGTTGAGGTCGATTTGGCGCGTTTCCGCTTTGGTCTTTTCCGTCTCTGCGTCTGATTGCCTTTTTCTAAGTAATGAAGGAAGGTAAGTTGCGCCGTATCCTAAGATTGCTGCAAGCGCAAGGTAGATAAGGTCTGCCCATGAGTGAGGGGTAGGCGTGGCTTGTTGCATCGCATAATTATCCCGTCGCTGCTTGTCTTGCGTCTTTAAGCCTTGCAACGCCTTCTTGAAGTAGTCTGAAATTCTCGGCGGGGATCGTTTCTAGTACCTGGCTATGGTGGTAGATGAAGGTTTGCTCAGACAGAGGAAACTGCTCATCATTGTTGCCGAAGTTGACCGCCTCCTCCGGTAACTCACTGTCAACTGGAAGTTCCAGCTTGAACCATCCGTCACGGCTCGCAAGTTCAATTGCTCTATCTTCCGTGAAGGTGATCATGTTGCCGTGAATTTCATCGCTGCAAGTCCAATTAGCCAGCCAGAGGGCAAGTCTTACTAGCCACTGCCGCCACCAAGGCAAGGATGAGATCGTCTTGCGATTACCGATGAACCATGCAGTTTTCATCGCGTCACCCGCTCCCAATTATTACACCTGTCTCGTCATGGTTGGGGAGAATTCTAATCGTGCCAGCCAGGTTAGCGAATGCCTGACCACTCAGAGCTTCTTCGATGTAATCCTTAAACTCTTTCGCAGATTGGCCGTGAGCGTTGGTGAACGTTACAGATGCTTCCATTGCGCCGGCGTTCTCTTCCTGTTCAGGATCGTATGGCATTTGTTTCACCTCACAGAGTTATTCAACAGCACCGCCCCACCCTTTGCCCCTCATCTATCGCCCAGACAAACTTGGAGACGCAGGAGCGGTGCCGTTGAAATTGAAATCATGGCTTACAGTTTACATTTGTCGGTCTCGTGCGCCCGTTGTCTCTCGTCTTGTCGGTCGAATCAACGCATGGCGGTTTGTACCTTGGACAGATTGCTGCTCCTGCTCCTGCACCTCGACAGTAGGCTTCCAGTTGCTTTGGTGTGGGCTGCTTGGCTTCTACTGGGGTGACGAGGCAGAGGCTGATGGCGGCTAGGAGTAGGCATCTCATCTCCAAATCACCCCTGACCCACTACAACTTGGGCAGTCCTCAAGTCGTTGCGTCACGCTATCCGCCGAACGAACCGCATCTCGCTTACCCCATCCGTCACAGCAAGGGCATTTGTGCGGGGTCGCGGAAAGTCCAGCACTCCAGCAGACATGAGCCGTACCATGATAGACGAATATACCGCAAGACGTACAAGCGTAGCCGCTAACGCTGCTAGTGGTTGGAAAATTCCAATTTACCGAAGTTATCGGTTCGCCGTGCGCCATTTATACCCCTCCACTCAAATCTCCACCTTCACTGAGAATCTCAAGATTAGATTCAATGGACGCAATAGTTTTAAGCAACTCGGCCTCGTTAACCTTGTGCA